CTTATTGATCCATTCGCGAATAAAGGCTCTTTCCGAGCGCGTGTATTTGAGAATGTCGGTGGCGAGATCTAGGAACGCGAGTTCCTTTTCGACGTTGATCATTTCGTTTCCCTTATCAACCTTATAACCAATAATACCCTCATATGGTTTTAAAAACAAGCGGCGTATTTCACTTAATTTTTACGTCAAATACCGTATTTCACTTTTTTCTTCCGTCAATTGAGGCGCTTGTTTTTAAAACTTTTCCGCGTTATAATGATTTATAAGGTTGGTTGAAGGAGAACTAAAATGGCTAATGCGCCTGCCGTCGAAAAGACTCTTGGCTACTTCATAGAGAAAACTTGTGGAAAAGTTTTTGATTACGCTGCTGCCGATGAGATGATTCTTTCTCCGCCTGCTCATGGCGGACGCAACGTAGTATTCCCACATAAGATTTATGTCGGCCCTCTTGGCGAGACGCGCTTGGCTCTTGTGAAAGGCAACGTTGCTCACGTAATCGTTGATGAGCGTGATGATGGTTCTTGGTCTGTTGTGAAATGGGACATTGTTCGCCATCGCAAATTTTGAATTTGTTTTTAAAACAAATCAGCGCTATAATGAGTTATAAGTTGAAATGAAGGAGCAAACAAATGTCTGGTATCGAACTTATCCTCTCTGATAATCGTGGCGTCTATATCCCTCGCGATTTCGCTGAAATTGTTAACGCTGGTAAGTCCTGGGAAGGTTATAATCCCTCGGATATTGAAACTCTTCTAGAGGGACCCGATGCGGAATGGTATTGGGAATCCTGGGATTCGGTGAGGAATTCTATTTACTTTGTCGACAGCAAAGGTAATCGTTGGAACCTTTGGCAGGATGGTGATCTCTGGATGTATTGCGAAAAGCTCATGACCGACGAGGAATATGAGAATTTCTTCGGCTAGCCGCTTGACTTTTAAAAATAACTCCGGTATAATCAATATGTGGTCTGTGAAATAAAGGAAAACATGCATGTTGGCTGGTTACGATTTCGTCGAAGCAATAAACGATAAGGTTGAGAGGTACGTTCAAAAGCTTGATCATGTCAAGGCTTCTGATCTTGGATTGGATTCAAGAGCTGGTTATTGTTTGTACGTTGATGAAGATCGTACAACAATTGTGGTTGACATAAGCAACGATCGTACTCTTCAGTATTACGGTGGTTTTGAGTATATCAATAAGGAATACCGACAAGAGCTTGGTGATTGGGTGTTCTATTTTGATGGTGATGAGCGAGTTTCTGATTGCTTCGCTCATCTTTCTGTTAACGAACAGTAGGTCTATAGCTAGGTCAGGAGATAGGTCATGATAAGAACATGGCAAGATTTTGATGATAACAGCCCAAGTACTTGGGGTATGTGGTTTGGTTTGGAGTCTGTTGACGGTCATATCGTAATGATAGTAGGACCATTTAAGACTAAACAAGAATGTTTGGATAAACTTCAACATCATGGAAATGAATCATGATCAATATTCAGCTGCAGCAAGGTACTGGTAATTGGGTAACCTATCAGACGACGCTGAACAATTCTATGTATATTGTCCAGGCAATGAAGCAATTGTCTTCAAGGTATCCTAATTATCGTGTTCGCGCCGTTGATCAGAGCGGTCGAGTGGTTGATATTCTGTAGGTAACAACGTAGGTCGGAGAGTAGGTCGATGCATAAACATAATCCTATGGCCAAAGTTCTTGCTTCTGGCCTATATAAACAAAGGATCGTCAAGAGCAAAAAGGGAAAAGGCTCTTATACTAGAAAAGGTAAGAAGGATGAACAAGGATGACGTAAAGGCTCTTTTATATATCTTCTGGTTGCCTATTGTCATTTTTGTTTTTATTTTCTTTAGAGCATTTTTCGATTGACTTTAAAAAATGAATAAGGTATCATTATAAAATAAAAGGAGTCTGACATGAAAGATAAACACAAGGTACTCTATACCGTCAAACATCTTGACGTTAATACACCTTCGCTTTATGGATTGATTATCGAGCGTAAGTCTACGTTTGATAGCTTTCTTGAGGCGGTTGAGTTTGCACGTCAGATTCGTGGGACTTCAAAGAATGGCGTAACTGTTGTGGGAACACCGACTGTGGTTCGAGCATAGCAGAAGAATAATGATCAAGCGTTATAATGTTCTGAGCAATCTTTGGGAAGTTGGTTACTGGTTGACCAATACTGAATTTCGTGTATTCTTGTTTGAGAGGGTTTGATAATGGACATTCTTGCGAGAGCTATTGTTGCTTGTGTTCCGTTCTTTGTTTACTATTTTGTTCATAAATTTATATATACTATTTTTTTAGATGAACAAGATAGAAAAGACCCCATGAATAACTTTTTTAGTTATGCTTTTGCGATTCCGGCAACTATGGTGATAATTTTTCTTATGTTTCTAGGAATTTCGCTTTTTCACTGGGTTTTGTTCGGGGTCAATAAATGAAAAATATTCTTATCGCATCGGCAATTATTTTTGCCACTATTTCGCCTTCTTATGCTGGTCATCACTTTGGTCCAAGAGTTGGTCATCCGGTTGGTCGCCAATTTGATCGTCATTACGGTCGTAACATTGGTATCGGTGCCGGTCTACTTGGCCTTGGTATCGTTGGGGCAATTATTCTTAATAACCAGCGACCGCCAGTCGAATGTCTGATCGGTTATGATCGCTTTGGTCGTCCTGTTTACGATCAGGAGTGTTTCGAGTGATCTAATATCAGTTGACTTTAAAATGAACCCGAGCTATAATCTTATTATTGAAACTGTGAAAGAGAACTAAAATATGACTGACAAGATTGAGAAGCTTACGCCTGAGCAGGAAGCCATGATTCCTGTTATTCGTGACGAGTTTATCGCTTACGGATTGTCTACTGAACCCGCCGATTGGAAGACTGCTGATGAAGGTCTGAACGACGCTTATGTTGTTGTCGGTCTTGATCCGCCGAAGATCATCTTCCATTTTGCTTCGCCTTACGAGGGCTGTATCGCTGCCAATGTTCTTAATGACAAGAAGTTCATGAAGAAGTATGGTAACCTTGAGCCCAAGGAATTTACCGAAGCTGTTAACGCCGAAGTTGAAGTTCTTAAAGAGAAGAAGACTGTTAAGAACTATATCCACGCTTCCGGTTATGGTCAGCATGACGCTGGTTGGATTTCTTTCTACAACTTCTTTGATCGTGTTTGTGGTCTTGATTGTACGAAGAAGCTTGAGCCTCTGACTCGTGTTACCAAGTCCGCTGGTTGGTTTTGGGCGTATAAGGACATTGCTATCATCACTGATCGTCCTGAAATTCTCAAGCGTGACAACGAAAACCGTTTGCATTGTGAAGACGGTCCTTCGATCCGTTATCGTGATGGTTTCTCGGTCTATTGCTGGCATGGCGTTCACGTTCCTTCTGAATGGATTGAGGATAAGGCTAGCCTTACTCCGACGATTGCCATCAAGTGGGCCAACATCGAGCAGCGTCGTTGTGCGATGGAAATCCTTGGTTGGGCTAACGTTATTCGTCAGTTGAAGGGTAAGGTTATCGACAAGGACGGCGATCCTGAAATTGGCGAATTGATCGAGGTCAACATTCCGGACATTGGCAAAGAAAAGTTCCTTCATGTTCTTTGCGGCACCAAGCGTGAGTTTGCTCTTCCGGTTCCTCCGGAAATGAAGACTGCGCTTGAGGCACAAGCTTGGACTTGGGGAATGGATAAAAAGAGCTTTATTCCTCCGGAAATTCGTACTTGACTTTTAATCAAACTAAGTATATAATGTAAACGTACCTAAAAAGGAGAACTTATAATGCGTACTTTTAAGAATGTTTGTGCTCAGGGTGATATCTACATTCGTCGTGTCGATTCCCTCCCTGCTGATGTGATCAAGGTTGATCCTGAAAACGGTAAGAACATTGTCACTCATTCCGAAACCGGCCACCATCACGTAATGGATGCTGATACGGTTACCATGTATCGTCTGCCTGATTCGATCATGGATTGCCTCTTGGTTGTCAATGAGCCTACTACTCTCGAACATCTTCGTTCGACTGACACTCATGAGCCTATTTTGTTCGATAAGGGAACTTATCATGTTCGTCGCCAGCGCGAGTATACTCCGGAGGGCTTCCGTCGCGTTGAAGACTAATTGATATGATATGAAAGGAAATTAAATGTTTAATCGAGTTTTTGGTTCACTGGTTGTTTTGGCGTTTTATAGTTTCTTGACGAATCTCTATACTCCAATCGCCACTCTTGTAACTGGTCGAGTTGCTAGCAATCAGTTTGGTAATAGCGATATGGCATATCTACAGACAGTTTACACGTTCTCGTTTTTTAGTGGTGTGAATGCATTGTTTAGTATTGCTCTTATTATTGTTTTGGTGGCTATCTGGTTCAAGCCAACAAAGAATTTGATTACAGCTGCGATTAGCGCCTCTCTAGCCTTTATGGTGTTTACATATCAGTCTGATCGAGCATGGGCTTACGCTGATACGACTGATAAGACCGAAGCGTATACAATTCTTCCCAACCAGACAGCGTTTTGGGTTCCTGATGCCGGCGCCAATAAGGACAGTCAGGCTCAGTTTGAAAGTGAAGAGTATTATAACGAACGTAAGATTGCTTCAAAGCGTTTCGTAATTCCTCACGCGAAGTTGGCCAACACAGGCGGTTATTATGGATGGGATTATTATGTTCCAACGGGTCGCTTGTATATTGTTGATCGTACTCCTTATTCTCATGAATGGGTTAAGTCGAGGGAACGTGGCAGCTCAAACACTGATCAGTCTTTTCCTTGTCAGTCCAAGGAAGGTTTGAATATTACTGCAGGCGTTAGTATTGCCGCCAGTGTTGCCGAGCAGGATGCAGCCAAGTTTCTTTATAACTTCGGTGTTCAGCAGCCAAAGGGCAATCCAAACGATCCACAGGTTATCTTTCAGAGCGTTTATTATGGTCGTAGCCTTTGGAGTGTAATGGACGATGTTGGTCGTAAGAAGGTTCAGACTCTGGTTTGTAACGAAATTGGTCGTCGTACTTTCGATAAAGCCAACGAAGATTATGTACCAATGATGGACGATATCGAGAAGAACGTTAGGGCATATTTCAAGAACTTTGGTATCACTATCAACTTTATTGGTTGGGCCGATACTTTTGAATTTGACAGTGAAGTTCAGCGTACTGTCAATAACTTCTATGAAGCAGCCAAGCTTGGTCCGGTCATGGCAACTCTTCAGGCCACTGCACAGCTTGATGTTCAGCGTGGATTGGCAAGCGGTATGGATAAGCACGGTCTTCCTATGTTTGTCTCGCCGGGAATTATTGAGGGCTTGATTAACCTCGTACCAAAGGCCCCTGCTTCTCCGGTTCCTACAAAATAATTTAGAATAAATAGTGGTAGTTCTTTTTAAAGGAGTACCACTATGGTTACTAGAAATTACGGTTGGAAACAATCTAAACCAGACAGTAGAGACTTTAGACTTAAAACAGTTAATCCTGTTGTCTATAAGTCTCTACCTTCATCAGTCGATCTAAGACCTATTATTCCGGAAGTTTTGGATCAAGGCGAATTAGGTTCTTGTACTGCTCAGGCTTTAACAATGGCAAACAGAATTGCAAGAATTAAACAGGGCTTACCTGATATGGAATTATCAAGGCTCTTTGTTTATTATAATGAAAGATTAATGGAAGGCACTGTTGATGAAGATGCTGGTGCTGAAATAAGAGACGGTGCTAAAGTATTAGGAACATATGGCGCTCCTATTGAAACTGATTGGCCTTATGTTGAAAGTAAGTTTAAAGATAAACCAACAGAACAATCTTATAAAGACGCTATACAAGATGAAGCAAGCCAATACATGACTGTTGAACAAACCGAAAATGAAATAAAGATGTGCCTTCATGAAGGTTATCCAGTTGTATTTGGTGCTAATATCTTTCAGGAATTTGAAGGAGACGAAGTGGCTAGAACGGGTATTGTACCAATGCCAACTCCTAACTCAAGATCGGCTGGCGGTCATGCTATTCTTATCGTTGGTTATGATGATAATACAAGAAAATTTACAGTTTTAAATAGTTGGTCCAAAGATTGGGGTGATAAAGGTTATTGTTATTTTCCTTATGATTATATTACCGATCCAAATCTATGTTCAGACTTCTGGACCATAAGAACAATTGCTCCTGTTAATCCGGATCGTAAAGTTATAATTCCTTAAGAAAGGTTTTTGTTATGAAAGTGAATATTGGTCCTTATAAAAATTTTTGGGGTCCTTATCAGATCGTGGACCTTCTTAAATATGTTGGAGTGTCGGCGCAGAAATGCGACGATATAGGCGATTGGTTGGCCGAAACTTGGGTTAATAAGTTTTTAAACCAAATTTATTCAAAAAGAAAACGTAAGATCAAGATACGTATCGACGATTATGATATTTGGAATGCTGATCATACTATGGCTTTGATCATTCATCCCATTCTTGTTAATATTCGTGATAATAAACATAGTTCTGGATTTGTTGATGATGAAGATGTTCCGGAGAATCTTCGCTCAACCGCAGCGAAACCACACGTTCCGCTAGCGGAACCAATAGAAAACGAATCGGATTTTGATGATTTATATCATCGGCGTTGGGAATGGGTTGTTGATGAAATGATTTATGCATTTTCAACTGTTCTTGATGAAGATTTCTGTGATCAGTATTATGATCACGAAACTAATTTCTTTAATAAAGAAAAATACGAAGAGTTAAATAATCGCGCCAACAATGGCTTTAGGCTCTTCGGTAAATATTACGGAGGTCTTTGGACTTGAGTGACAACAAGTTAATCGAAGTTCCTGAATACGTTGTAACGAAAGCCGCTGAATATTCAGGAGCTAATAGTTCATTTCAAAGAATGTTGGCTACATCTGAAGAGTATAGAGCAGCCAATCTTACACCTATGTTCCTTTATGATTATGATAAGATGCTTCTTTATTGTTTTTGTAAGGAAACATATGGAAAAAAGTTGCATTGATGGGTTGAAAATTCATTAATGTAACCTATATAATATGTGGATGCTGAGAGGGTCCATAAAAATTTAATCTTGCTGAAAAGGAGAAAAATATGACTAACCCATGGACTAATTTTAAATTCGTTGATATGGACAAATATTTTGTAGGTTCTGATCGTCTTTTTGACACACTACAAAAGGTTCATAAGGATATTGCGAATACAATATCAACAAGTTATCCCCCATACAACATTAAGAAACTTTCAGAAAAAAAGTACGAAATTGAAATCGCTGTTGCTGGTTTCCCTGAAAGTGCACTAAGTGTTACTCTTGAAGACAATCAGCTTATTGTCAAAGGTAAATTGAACCAAGATGATAAGAAAACCGATGATTATCTTTACAAGGGCATTTCCGAAAAGCCTTTTGAACGTAAGTTTACGTTGAACGACAACGTTACTGTTAATAATGCAAAGTATATTAACGGTATGCTTCAAATTACATTGGACGCAATGATTGAAGCAAAGAAACTTATGAATATTCCAATCGAAAAATGATTGAATATTACATATTACTTCTGGGAGGGTGGCAAACCCTCCCTTTTTTGCGTTTGAAAGGAAAACAAATGTTCTATAATTATTTTAATTACATAGTAGAAAACTTATTAAAGATAGTAAGATTTAATAGAGCCATATCTGAACTTAATAATCTATCTGATAGAGAATTGGCTGATATGGGTATCAATAGATACGAAATTTATCATATCGTTCATAAATCAATGATGAAGGAAAGTGAATAAATACTCTTAGATTTTTACTAGGAGATTGTTATGTCATTTTACACCGATGTTATCAAAAAAGATCCAAGATTTAATTCTACAGCCATAATTAAAGATATTTCTTTACTTGAACCCGGAACTAGAGTTGCTGTTGCTAAACTTATAGTTTTAGCACACGAAGCCGGTCACGAATTAAGAGTTGGCGAAACGTTTAGATCACAAGCCAGACAGGGAGAATGTTATAGAAATGGCGCAACACAACTTAAAAAGGTGGGTTGTCACGGATATGGTGTGGCCGTTGATCTACAATTGCTTATTAATGGTAAATTTGATCCTAATGGCGAACATTATACATTTCTTCAACAAATGTGTCGTAAGGTTGGATTAATTTCTGGGTTTGATTGGGGAACACCCGCCGAACATCATTCATTTCATGATTGGGACCACGTACAACGTATTCCTGTATTTCGTCAGAATGCATTGTTTGCTGGTACTTGGTATCCTGATAAGAATTACGATCCTTACGCAGATCAAGTTGCTCATGGAATTAAATAATGTCAAAATATTATTACGATAACGCCAAACAAATATATCAATTCTGGCTTTCAGTTGGTCTAACTAAACCACAAGCTTGTGGAATGTTGGCTCAAGCTGATGCGGAAAGTTCACTAAATCCATCGGCAGTTGGTGATAAAGGTAAAGCCTTTGGACTTCATCAATTACATGCTGATAGATGCGAATTAATTAAAAAAGGTTGTGGTATTGATATTACTAAATTGCCTTCTTTGGAAGATCAATTGAATGGTGTCTGGTGGGAATTACAACATTCAGAACATCGCGCGTTGGTAGAAATTAAAACAGCAACAACTCCATATGATGCTGGTGCTATTGCATGTAAATATTACGAAAGACCCGCTTCCGCTACACAACAACAGTATAGAGGAAAAAAAGCGCAAAATTGGTTTTTCTATTTTAATACAGAAGTAAAACAAGAAGCTTGACTAATACATAATCTATAGTATACTATATTATTAGCATCTGTGGGCTAATTTTGGCCGGATTGCAAAAGGAGATTTGATGTTTTACACTAGTGTTTTTCAGCGTGGTAATAGAATTTATTACCAAGGTTACGATAAAGGTTTGAGAGTTAAAGAAGTCGTCAACTACAAACCTTATATGTTTATTCAAAAAAGTAATGGTAAATATAAAACTCTTGATGGTAGACCCGTTGAGAAGATGATGTTCGATGATATTTCAGATGCTCGTGATTTCGTTAATCGTTATGAAGATGTAGCGAATATGGAAATATACGGGCTTAATTCATTCGTTTATACTTTCATCTACGACACGTTCAAAGGTGATATTGATTACGATCCTAATCTGGTTAAGATTGGCATTCTTGATATCGAGTGCGCCGCTGATGAAGGATTTCCTGATATTCAAAAAGCGGACAAAGAAATCACAGCCATAACAGTGAGATTTAATAATAAAAACTTTGTCTTTGGCTGTGGTAAGTTTACTCCGAAGGACAATAAAACTTTCTATATTCAATGTCAAGACGAACACGAATTACTTCAGAAGTTTTTGTCTTGTTGGATGTCTCTTGACCTAGATATTGTTACTGGTTGGAATATAGAATTTTTCGACATTCCATATTTGGTTAATCGTATTCGTGTTCTGTTCAATGAAAAGGAAGCAAAGCGTCTTTCGCCTTGGTTTATTCTTGATGAAAAGACCGTCGAATTTCGTGGTAAGGAAAATCAAAGTTTCACTCCCGCTGGCATAGCTGTTCTTGATTATTATCAATTGTATCGTAAATTTACATTTGGTAATCAGGAATCTTATAAACTCGATTATATTGCTCAGATTGAATTGGGCGAAAAGAAAATTGATCACTCAGAACATAAAAACTTCCTAACATTCTATAGAGACGACTTTCAAAAGTTTATTGAATATAATATTCATGACTGCGTTCTGGTTGAACGTCTTGACGATAAAATGAAGTTTCTTGAACAAGTAATGGCTTTGGCATATGACGCCAAGGTAAATTACAATGATACAATGACAACTGTGCGTCCTTGGGATGTTATTATTCATAATTATCTACTTGATCAAGGTATTGTTATTCCTCAGTTCAAGAAACAATCTAATTTTGATAGTTTGGTTGGTGGATACGTCAAGGAACCAAAGATTGGTTTGAGTAGGTGGGTTGTTTCTTTTGATTTAACATCTCTATACCCAAGTTTAATTCAACAATATAATATTAGCCCCGAAAAAATGATAAACAAAAAAACATTAAAAGAAATGATTGAAAGAGAGAAGAAAAGACGCGGTTTGACCTAAATACTCTTTAAATGGAGTAAATTTATGAATTATTTAAAGAAATATATTTTAATTATAAGAAGAGCGAAAAATAGAAAAGAAATAGACAGAAAATTATACGAATATCATCATGTTTTTCCCGTGTCAATTTATGGTCCAAATGATTTCGTAGTTCCTTTAACTTTAAGAGAACATTACATTTCTCATAAACTTTTATGGAAAATATTTCGTAAACGTTATGGATCAGAAGACGAAAAAACTAGGAAAATGGCCATGGCTTTTCATTGGATGATTTATGGAAAAGGTGATACGTATAGACAAAAAATTTTCAATAATTCTTATCTATATGAATCGGCTAGAACTGCAGTCGTTGAATCTAAAAAAGGTAAAAAACGAGTTGATATGATTGGAAAGGCTTATTTCGGTGCAGATAGAAAAACTATACTAAAAGGTATAGAAAAAATGAGAGAAAAAAAGACGGGTATGAAAATAAATTATCCCAAAAATAGATTATCTGCACCATGTTCAAAAGAAAAGTTAGAAAAAATATCTGAACAAAGAAAAAAGACCAAATACAAATATATCAATATGAGCGAAGAAGAATTTAATAATTGGTTATCTAAACAGAATTATTACGCTAAAGATGGTCGAATAAATTCTAATGTAACTAGAGCAATTAGGTGGAGAAATGAACATTTTAGAAAATTTAACTGATGAAGAATTGTATACTCTGGAAAAAATGTTAGATGACATTCGACCTGAATCTTATGATAACTCTTTTATATTTAAAAATAAAACGACGCCAAAAATAGAAGGTTATTCTTTGACTGCAAACGGTTGTTTATATAAAAATGATTCTCATGGTTTTGCAACGGCGCTTATGCAAAAAATGTTCGATGACAGGTCGAAATATAAAAAATTGATGATTGAGACTAAAAAAAGATATGAAAAAACCAAAAGCAAGGAAGATGAAAAATTAGTTTCTAGATATAATAATCTCCAAATGGCCAAAAAAATTCAACTCAACAGCTTTTATGGAGCCTTGTCTAATATGTATTTTCGTTGGTTTAACTTTGATAATGCAGAATCTATTACTTCGTCAGGTCAATTAACAATTAAATTTATTATCAATAAGATGAATCAGTTTATGAATAAGATTTGTAAGACTGAAAATGTTGATTACGTTATCGCTTCTGATACTGATTCTATCTATGTTACATTTGAACGACTGATTCCTGAAGGCAGCGATGAGCTTAAAGCTGTTAAGTTGATCGATCAATTCTGCGAAAAAAAGATTCAACCATATCTTGATATTTGTTATGACGAACTTGCTGGAATGATGAATGCTTATCAGCAGAAGATGCAGATGAAGCGTGAAACCATTGCCAACAAAGGTATTTGGCGTGGTAAGAAGATGTATATTCTTAACGCTTGGAATGTTGAAGGTGTTCAATATGATAAGCCCAAGTTGAAATTGTCTGGTATTGAAGCTGTTCGTTCTTCAACACCACATGCTTGCCGCGAAAATATTAAGAAAGCTCTTAGTATAATAATGAACGAGGATCAAGCTTCTCTACAAAAATTCATTGAGGAATTTAGAAATGAATTTGCTTCTTTACCGTTTCAGGATGTAGCTTTTCCAAGAGGATTGAAAGGAATAAACAAGTATAAAGATTCCGCTGATATCTACAAGAAAGGAACTCCAATTCAGGTTAAGGGAGCTCTATTATTCAATAATATGCTCAAAAAGCATAATATTACGAATATACCTCCTCTTTCTGATGGAGATAAAATTAGATTTGCATATTTGAAGATACCTAATCCCGTTCAAGACACAGTTATCGCGACTTCTGATCTATTACCCGAACAATTTAACCTTGATAATTATATAGATCGTGATATGCAATTCAATAAATCGTTTTTGGAACCATTGAAGTCTATAACCGATGTTATTGGTTGGGAAGCAGAACAAAGATCAACGTTGGAGGATTTTTTTGGATGAGTCAAGATCGGGGTTGTTTTGTTTGTTTTGATGATGATAAAAAAGATTGTGGTAAAAGAAATTGCCCATATCAAGACAAACCACTAAAAGGAAAAACTATGATTGAAAATAAAGAAGTTGAAGACGATTTCGGGTTTACATTTTCCGATAGTAACGAAATACAAAACCAAATAAAATCAAATGTCGAGGACAAAGCTCAAGGGTTACGCAAAATGATCATGCCTTTGCTTAATAATTTGATGAAGAATCCTGAAAAGGATACGATTGTTTGGCCTGATAGAGAAAAGAAAATTAAAGACTTCATTAAGAAGATGGATGACTATATTAACAGTTGATATTTTGCAAAACATAAGTTATACTAATAATACGTAAATAAGAGGTAAACAATGTCACTTAAAGAAAAACTTATTAAAAACAGTACAATAGATCTTACAGCGAGTCTAATTGATAGTAAAATTTTCACTAAGAAAGATATGATTCCAACATCAGTTCCAATGATTAACGTTGCGTTGTCTGGTTCTATTGATGGCGGTATTACTCCGGGCCTAACAATGCTTGCCGGTCCTTCTAAACATTTCAAGTCCGGCTTTTCGCTTCTACTTGCTTCGGCTTTTCTTAAGAAATATAAAGATGGTATAATTCTATTTTACGATTCAGAGTTCGGTACGCCTCAGTCTTATTTTGAAACTTTCGGTATTGATCTTAATTCTGTTGTCCATACACCTATTACGGATATTGAAGAACTTAAGTTTGATATAATGACTCAATTAAAGAATATCGAACGCGGCGATCATGTAATGATTCTAATTGATTCGATCGGTAATCTAGCTTCTAAAAAGGAAGTTGAAGATGCGCTGAATGAAAAATCTGTCGCCGATATGACTCGTGCAAAGCAACTTAAATCATTGTTTCGTATGATTACGCCTCATCTTTCACTCAAAGATATTCCTATGGTCGCGATCAATCATACTTACATGGAAATTGGTATGTTTCCTAAAGCGATTGTTGGTGGCGGTACTGGCGCTTATTACGGCGCTGATAGTATTTGGATTCTCGGCCGCCAGCAGGATAAAGAAGGAAATGAGATTGCAGGATATCATTTTGTTATCAATGTTGAAAAGTCTAGATTTGTCAAAGAAAAATCAAAGATACCGATTACCGTTTCTTTTGAAGGTGGTATTAACCGTTGGTCTGGCCTTCTCGATGTGGCCTTAGAAGGTAATTATATAACAAAGCCAAAGGTTGGTTGGTATGCGACTGTTGACAGAGTAACAGGCGAAGTTCGCACTCCTTCATTTAGAGCCAGTGAAATTGTTGATAATAAAGAATTTTGGACAACTCTTTTTAAGGAAACCGACTTCGCTAATTTTATTGAAAACAAGTATAAGATGGCGACTGGCGCTATAATGGAGAATGAAGATGTCGAATAAAATCATTGACGAGTATTACTCTGACGATAAATTGAAGAAGGCTGTAATTAACCGTATAGACGACGATTATTACGCTATTGACTTTTTTGAAAAAGAAAAGTATATTCATTCAATAGCTTATCCAAACAATTCTATTCATTACGTGTCTGATGCTGCAGAAAATTATGTATTGGGATATTTCACTAATATCAGGGATCATTGATGATTGAAACAACAATCTTTTCTAATCTAATTTATAACGAACAGTACGCCCGTAAAGTTATTCCTTTTCTTAAGGAAGAATATTTTTCGGATCAATCACATAAAATTATTTTTAAACTCGTTCAGGAATACGTTAACAAGTATAACTCGTTTCCATCCAAAGAAGCCTTGGCGATCGACCTGTCTAATAAAGACGGAATCAATCAAGAAGTTTTCAACCAATCAAAGGAAATTATCAGTGCCTTCGCGGAAGATAAAGAAACAAAACTTGAATGGCTCAGCGACCAGACGGAAAAGTTCTGTCAAGATAAGGCTATCTACAACGCGATCATGTCATCCATTCGGATATTGGATGACGGTGATGGGAAAACCTCTAAAGGGGCCATACCACAGATCTTATCAGACGCGCTCGCCGTATCATTTGATACACACGTTGGGCATGATTTCATTGAAGACGCGAATGAACGCTATGAATTCTATCATACGAAAGAAGATAGAATACCGTTCGATCTAGAATTCTTCAATAAGATCACTCAAGGCGGGTTACCAAAAAAGACTCTTAATATCGCTTTGGCGGGTACAGGTGTTGGTAAATCTCTTTTCATGTGTCATTGCGCGGCGGGCAATTTGTCAGCTGGTATGAATGTTCTTTATATCACACTAGAAATGGCCGAAGAACGTATTGCTGAACGTATTGATGCGAACTTGCTTGATGTAACAGTTGACGATCTTAAGCAGTTGTCAAAAGAAATATACGATAAGAAAATTGCTAGAATTAAAAGAAAAACGACAGGTAAGTTGGTAATTAAAGAATATCCAACAGCTTGTGCTGGTTCGGCCAACTTTCGACATCTGCTAAACGAATTGAAGTTGAAAAAGAAGTTTGTGCCTGATATTATCTATATTGATTATCTAAACATTTGTATGTCATCAAGGATTAAACATGGTTCCCTCGTCAATTCTTATACCCTTATCAAGTCAATCGCGGAAGAGCTACGAGGGTTGGCAGTTGAATTCAATGTTCCTATCGTCAGTGCAACTCAGACAACTAGAAGCGGATATTCGAACAGCGACGTGGGATTGGAAGATACATCAGAATCCTTTGGACTCCCAGCCACAGCTGATTTTATGTTTGCACTCATCTCATCAGAAGAACTTCAAGACCTCGGTCAAATTATGGTTAAGCAGCTTAAGAATAGATACAATGATCCCAACATTAATCGTAGGTTTGTTCTTGGGGTTGATCGTAGCAAAATGCGTCTCTATGATGTAGAACAATCAGCACAAGAAGATATCCTTGAAGGTCCCGTAATGGATAATACTAAATTTGGCGAGGAAGATTACGAACGTTCTAAACCAAAAAATAAATTTGATAGATCTAAATTTTCGGGGTTTAAATGAGAGACATTTATATAATAAGTGATACGCACTTTGGTCATGAAAACATTCTTAAATTTACAGGTTTTGATGGCGGACCTGTACGTGAGTTTCATGATGTTCATCATATGAATGAGTATATGGTTGAACGTTGGAACAAAACGATTAAGGATAATGATATTGTATATCATCTTGGTGACGTTTATTTTGGTAAAGGTCACCAAATGCTTTCTAGATTGCGCGGAAGAAAAAGATTGATCCTTGGCAATCATGACAATGGAAAAAGTGAACATCTTCTAAACAATTTTGAGAAAATACTCATGTGGAGAGATTTCAAGGAATTTGATTGTATTCTTTCTCACGTTCCTTTGCACGAAAGCGCATTGTATAAACGTAAGTATAATCTTCATGGTCACGTTCATAAAGGCGCCCACAGAGGACTTATGCAAGATAAACGTTATATAAATTGTTGCGTTGAAGTTCGTGATTACACACCTGTTCATATTGAAGAGTTAGTCAAGTGATACATAAAATAGGCGTAACTGGAACTCGTTCCGGTATGGATGATAAACAATTAAAAGAAGTTAAAAAATATCTTGAAGGTATGATTTATCTTCTTGGCAACATTGAACTTCATCATGGAGATTGTGTTGGAGTTGATGTTGAAGTTGCTAACATAGCTCAACAATTGGGTTGTAAAATTGTTTGTCATCCGCCCATTAAATCTGAACTTAGAGCATTTCACAAATCGGACGAATATCGACCACCATACTCTTATTTTGAAAGAAATAGAAATATTGTTGATAGTTGTGACGTTTTAATGGTTGTACCATACCAAACAGAACATCAAAAGAATGGCGGAACTTGGTATACTCACGACTATGCCGTTAAAAAGAAAAAGCCTTTGGAAATTTTTTATCCGAATCGTTAAAATCCGCTTGACTTTCATAAAAATCTAAAGTATACTATAAACTGAGAAAAAAGGATGAAATCATGAATTATAAGATGAAGGTTGATAACGGTGTTCATCAGGTTTTCGAAACAGCAACAGAACAAATTATCAAAACTTTCGACAACAAAGAAGGTTGTCGCAAATTTATGCGTCAGCTCAACCTTGGTAGCGGATTCGATGGGTTCACTCCAAGTTTTTTTCTGAAAAAAATTGAAATTAAGAAAAATAAAAACAAAAGAAAGACTAAATAATACAAACGAAAATACGTATTGCGCAACGTCGCAAGAGGCAAGAGTCTATAAAGAGACACGGAATAGTTAAGAAAACATGGGTGGGGTTCCCCTTAACCGTATTTTCGTTAATTAAAGGCGGGCTGAAAAGCTCGCCTTTTTTATTATCTAAAAACTATAAATAAACCATAATCTAATATAGGAATTATAATGATAACGTTTAAAGATTTCGCTGATTTTATTGTTGAAGAAACCAATAATCCAAAGCATGAAATTCATTATTACGATCTAGACGATACTTTGGTTCATCACGATAACAGCAAGCTTAGAGTTCACGTCAAAGATTCATCAGGCAAAAGAGTTAGAACCTTGACGAGTTCTGAATTCAATACTCATCAATTGCCTCCTGGACATTCATATGATTTTGGCGAGTTCAAATCTTCAGATGTGTTTGGTAAATCAGCGAAACCTATTAAGAAAGTCATAAATAAATTGAAAGGATTGTCTGATAAAGGTCGTAAAGTAGAAATACTAACAGCGCGCCAAGATTTAGACGATCAGCCTAAATTTGCTCATCATATGATGAAGTTTGGTATCGATATCGGTAAGGTTCACGTTAGAAGATCTGGTAATCCTCCGAACGAAAAGAAAAAACCCTCAGAGGCAAAGAAAGCAATTATATCGGACGCTATTGATAAACATGGTTATAAAAGAGTTCATTTGTATGATGATTCAGCGGAGAATTTAGAAGCTATGTTGTCTTTGAAAAAGAAACATAAAGATGTAGAGTTTCACGCGCATCATGTACAACATAACCCAGAAACTGGGGAAACAACTATTACTACGAGGAAAGTTTGATGATTAATTTTAAGGATTTTTTAATTGAATCTAAAGGAGCTGACACTGCTTTTTCTGGCCATGCTAACGAACATCTTACTCATCATTTATTGCAAAAATATATTAATCATTTAAAAAATTCATTACAAAATGGTTCTAATTTAGAAAGTTCTCATTCTGCTGCTATGCAGCATATGTTAAATCAAAAATATGATCCGAATAAATTTTCGCAAATTCCTGAATTGGGAAATGCGAGAGCTCATTTCGGCGACGAAGAAATGGGAAACATGCATGAAGATTCTAAAAAAACTGCTTCTGCTATTATAAATCATCTTAGAAATAATTATAATTTGGGCGTTTCAGATTCTAGACATATTGGTAAAGAAAATGTTGGTAGGTCTGGAGGAGCTGATTTAGAAATTAGTACGCAAAATGATAGAGGAGAACCTGATAAATCTAAAGTTTATTTAGAACATTTGGGAGCTTCTTTAAAATATGCTAAATCTCCTTCTTCTACAATAAAAATACATTCTCCTAGTGTAAAAACTATGTCTGGTATAATTGATAAACATCATCAATTAATGCATGGAGAAAAAAGCGGTTTACAAGAAACTTTAAATAATATAGGAAAAGAAGGAGTTCTTTCTCAACAAACTGCTTTGGCAAAACATCATGATGTTTTATCTAAATATTTTAATGAATTAGGCGATAAAAAATTAACTTATAAACCTATGATGAATTCGAATGGTCAGGTTATTGGTGGAAATTTGAGTAAACACGCTGTGAGTCATTTAAGAGACAGTAAAGATCCTAAGTTAAGAGCAGCTTATAATGATATGGCAAATGAAAATTTAAAAATGAAAACTAGAATGGCTGCAGCTTTACATGATTCTATTTCTAAAATTTTAGATCATCCTTCAACTTCTCCAGAACACGATCAAATTAAAGAATCTTTAATTAGAGATATGGCTAATATTCATAAAGATCAAGCTCCATCTATACTTGTTTCTACAGAAAGAAATAAACCTGAAGCTTCAGTTTATGATACTAGTGATTATCTTACTAAATCAATTACAAGAAATGGTTTAAACGGTCACAGTTATTCTGGAAAATCAACTTTTAAAGTTGGCCCCATGGATTTAGCGTTAGATACTAGACCTACTACTTCTAGAAACCCTGTCAGCTCTTATCCAGTAAATGCCAGCATAAAAACTTCTGATGTTAAACAAAATGGAAGTTATCCGAAAACTGTAGAAACACCTCCAACAACAAAAAAAGTAAAGAATAGTAAATCACCTACTAAACCAACACCACAACAAGTAGCGGCTTTAAAACATCAACAGACTCATCCTATATTTGGTAATAGTACTGGAGAACATAGCGGTACAAGTTTCTATAGTCCGGCTGACACCGAACACGCTCAAAATATGCAAGCACAAGGAGCGCAATAATGCTTAATTTTAAAACTTATTTAATAGAAGCTCCTGTTAAACAAACTGAAGGTAAACCATTAACTCATCTTCGTCACTTAGAAGATAACGCGATTTACGACGGTCATGAAGGTGTTGCTAGAGCTGCTGATTTTCTAGACGACGCTCATAAAAAACTATTGGGTAAAAATTCGGCGACTCATTTTTCCACAAAGTTTGATGGTGCGCCCTCTATAGTATTTGGTCATCATCCACAAACAGGTCAGTTTTTTGTTGCAACAAAAGGCGCTTTTAATAAAACTCCAAAACTTGCATTTAGTCACGAAGATATCGATAAACACTATGGGCATGCTCCAGGATTGGCTAAAAAAATGCATGCTGCTTTTGAACATCTTCCTAAAATTATGCCACAAAACGCAAAGGCCGTAGATGTATATCAAGGCGATATGAAGTATACTAAGCCTGATATTACAACCTCTGGTGGTCGTCATAGTTTTACGCCAAACACTATTACGTATTCAACACCTACTGATTCAGCCGATGCAGCAAAAATTAAGGCGGCAAAAATGGGCGTTGTAATTCATACAAAATACAAAGGACCAAAAGGAGCTGGACTCGAAGGTATGTCAGCTGGCCCATTAGATGATAAAGAAAGAGCTAGATTAAGTAATCATCCGGATGTTCATAATATTGATCCAACAATAACAATAAATCCGGCTAATTATACGCCCGCTGAACAACAGGAATTTCTTAGTCATAGAGAAGCAGCAACAAGAACTTATCGCAGTATGAAACCAGAAGCTTTTGATGTTGTTTCTAAACATGGTCAAAATATTGAAACTCATGTAAACGATATGGTTAGACAAGGCGGAGAGCCTTCTGTTGAAGGTTATTTGGCTCATCTTCAAGCAAGACATCAAAAAGATTTAGATTCTGTAAAAACTGAAGCAGCAAAAAATAAAAAACGTCAAGCTCACGCTGCGATGATGCAAGAAATATATGACAATAAAGATCATTTTAAGAAAGCTTTGGAGCTTCATAATCATCTTCAAAAGGCCAAAGATGTATTGACTGGCGTAATGGCCAAAAACAATCAATGGGGTCATTCAATTGGTGGTGAAGGAACAAATCCGGAAGGCGTTGTTGCTGCCAATAAAAAAGGTGAAATGACTAAATTTGTCAACAGAAAAGAATTTGCCCGTCAAAATTTCTTGAAGGGCGCTTTCCAAAAACAACAGGCGGCTGCTAATGCTACGTAGTTTTCTTCAATACTTAAGAGAGTCAAATAAAGATACAAGACCAGTAGTATTGACTTACGGAAGAATGAATCCGGGTCCTACAATTGGTCATCAAAAAGTTATTGAAAAGGTTCATGATTTGGCCAACAAACAAGGTGCTCATCATGAAATTATTCTTTCTCACTCTCAAGATTCAAATAAGAATCCATTAAGTATTGATCAAAAGTTAGAGCATGCAAGAAAGTTTTTTCCACAAACCAATTTTGTTGGTTCTTCCAAAGAAACGCCAACAATTTTACATCATCTAAGTAGATTACATGCAGCTGGACACCCGGAAGCAACTGTCGTAGTTGGTTCTGATAGAGTTCCTGAATTTACTAAAATGTTAAAACAATATAACGGTGTTCCTGGTAAACATGGTTATTACAATTTCAATAAATTAAAAGTTGTGTCGGCTGGCGATAGAGATCCTGACGCCGAAGGAGTTGAGGGTATGTCTTCAAGTAAAATGAGAATGGCCGCGCAAGCAGGCGATTTTGATAGTTTCAGACATGGCGTTCCTTCTCACGTTCCAGATGAAGATGCAAAAAAACTATTCAACGATACCCAAGCAGGTATGAACGCGGGAAAATAATATGGCCGACGAAAAACTTCTTTTGGAAAAATTTGCCAAAGCTTTTGGCGTTGAAAACGTATTGGAAGATCTTAAGATAAAGAAAGCAAAAGAAACTGCCATATTAGAAAGTATGCAAAAAGCTGTAGGTAAAATTAATACCGTTCAAGAAATAGAAATAGAAACCATTGTTGAAGAAAAATCAATAACAGAATCTGAAGTTATTGTTGAAATGGGTAGACAGCCGGAACCAGTTCTTGATAAAGAACCTATTGTTAATAAGTATGTAAAAGCTTTGTCCAAAATAACAGACCAAAAGGGTTCGGCAGAACAAAATAGTATACCCGACATTTATCGTCGAGAATTAGATATTATTAAAAAATCAATTGCTGATTTTCATCGTTTTGCTCAAAGACATTCGCAACTTGGTGGCGGTGGTGAAGTCAACCTTCGCCATTTAGATGACGTCAATAGATCATCTATCGCTGACGGTCTCTATCTTCGTTACGACGCAGCCACAAAGAAGTTTGTGTTTGACGATCCAGTCTCTAGTCCAAACTTACTTAATGTAGCTTCTGATATTATACCATCAACGACTCTAACATATACTATTGGTAATACAACAAATCGCTGGGCGCAAGCATATATTGATGAAGTTATTGTTGGTGCAAATTCTATTACATTCCAAGACGTGATAGGTGGAAATCCTGATCAAACGCTTTCTCTCGCTAATCAAGTGTTTTATATCACTCAGGGCGCAGGAACTAATACACAGTTCAATGCTAACGCTGGATTCAATGCTGGCGGTATCGTTTTGCAAAACTATACTGTTCAGTTAGCAAATGCATCGCAAAACTTGATAATCGGTTCTACTTCCGTAAACACAAGCGTTATCTTTAACCAAAACATCCAAGCAAATACAACTATTACTTTTACTGATAATACCGTACAAACTACAGCTTATAAGCCTCCGAATGTAAGAATAGCAAATGTCATTTCAAACACAGTATTGATTGACTTTTCGACTGACAACTTTGTTCATATTCATACCAATCAAGGAACTGTTACAGCTAACATACAAAATTTGACAGCTGGTAAAGTTGTTGAGCTATTCATCTTTAACAATGTCGGCGGTACTCAGCAGTTCAACCATGGCGTTTCCTCAACACAGGCTACAGGCGGTTCATCTTTTTATCTCAGCTCTCACAATACGATGTATGTTAAGTATTTCTGTTTAGATGGAACTTCAAACAATACGTTCGTAGCTGCTATAACATAAGTTAATTTTTCTGAACAATTATAATTTATAAATAAGAATGTTAGTGCAGTAAAAGGCCACGGCAGACCTGCAAGAAGTTCTTGGATAAGTCTTAGGAAAACTCCAATGGTTAAAAAATTTAGTACATTTGATCCTCAGCTAGTTGTTGTAGAGCAACTTGCAGGTTCTGTTGTGAATCTCACTAACTCGGCGAAATTATCGCTTTATAAAAAATCCCAAAAAACAAGCATACCCGTTGATATACTTGAAGAAGTATATCGTAGAGGTTATTCAATCTGGAACGATTCCTTCGAAGGAACTCCGGAACAATTTGCATTTGATCGCGTCAATTCATTTATTGCGGGCGGATTTGCGCTGCAATTAGACGAAGATTTATTGGAAAATTGGCAAGATTCAAAATATAAAAACCCAGAAGGCGGTTTAACAAAAGCTGGTGTAATGGCCTATCGTAGAGAACATCCGGGAAGTCATCTTAAAACAGCAGTAACAACGGAACCTTCAAAATTAAAGCCAGGATCAAAATCAGCAAATAGACGTAAAAGCTTTTGCGCCCGTATGAGCGGTATGAAGAAACGTTTGACTTCGGCTAAAACTGCTCATGATCCGGATTCACGTATCAATAAGTCATTACGTAAATGGCATTGTGAAGAAAACGACCTTGAAGAAAAGAAGATGATGGATAATCCTTGTTGGAAAGGTTATCAAGCTTACGGAACAAAGAAAAAGAACGGCAAAACCGTTCCTAATTGTGTTCCTGTTAAAGAAGATTCATTAAATGAATTATCACCCGAATTAGTTGGTAAAGTTAATAAAGCTAGAATAGTTAACAATAAACCAAGTAAAACCGAAGTCGGTAGTGACACTTTATTAAAAGCGGTTCAAAAAGCCAGAGAAAAAACTAAGGTCGGTGCAGCTGAATCTTATACGGGTGCTGAAAAAACTTCCGATGATTTTACGAAACCAAACAGTAGATTTATTGGAACTGATAATTTAGATAAAGTATATAAAGAAGAAACTCCGGGTCAGTCAACAAAAACTATTAAACGTGTAGTAAAAGAAATCGCGATAAGAGACGCTGCTGGACACGTTAAACAATTAAAGAACGTTAAAATTAGAATGGCCGATGGGTCAATAAAAAGCTTACCTCCAGGTAAAAGCGGAAGCTCTGGTGGCGGAGGAAAGGAATAAAATGCAAAATAAAGAATTAGTTGATCAATTAAAAGTGTGTTTGGCAAGTACGTTCAGTTATTACTTGAAAGCTCATTACTTTCATTGGAACGTTGAAGGTTCAAACTTTCCTCAATATCACGAGTTCCTTAAAACAATTTATGAAGATTCTTTCGAGGCTGTTGACGATATTGCAGAAAGAATTCGTACATTAGAAGCATATGCTCCTGGTAGCCTTTATCGTTTTCAAGAATTAACTAAGATAGAAGATCAATTAAATATTCCTTCTCCAATAGATATGTTGAGAGAAATTGAAAGAGACAATAAAGCTATTATTGGTTTGTTAACAAAAGCGGCAGATACTTCAGAACAATTAAAGAAATACGGTATAACTAATTATCTCCAAGGCCGTATAGAAGCTTTGGAAAAACTTGGTTGGATGATTAGAGCAACTATAAAGGCAGCAAAATAATGGCATACGTTAGTTTAGGTCACGCTATTAGAAATATACTTCTTAGAGAAGAAAAAGAACAAAACGTTAATCCAGCCAAGAAAAAAGGGCCTCCTGGTGGAGACTGGGAAGAAGCCAGTGAAGAAGATAGAAAAAGCAAGAGTAAAGAAATTGTCAAATCAGTAAAAACTCCTGGTCAAAAAGAAGTTAAAGAACAGTTGAGATTAAATCCAAATCAAAAAAGTAAAGTTCTAACGCCTTCTCATGAATTTTCCGGTAATCAATTTATTACACCACCAGTTCATATTAAACCTCCTGGAGATACAAGATCTCACGAGAACGATCACGCTCAACGTACAACTAATAAAACTGTGCAAATAAAGAACAAAATCGGTAGCAAAACCCATAATATTGCAGAAAAAGAAATTAAAGAAATTTCTGATTTAGGTGGTGTTACTTCTAGTCAGAGCAATCCGGAACCAGAAGATGGTGGTAAAAAGAAAATCAAAGAACAATGGGATGATGACGCTTATGATGTTATTGCCAATCATAAAAAATCTGAAGCGGGTTATTCAGTTCGTGGCACAGTAAGAGCCAAAAATCATGAAGATGCTATGAAACAATGGCATGGAATGTTACAAAGCAGACATATGAGACATAAAGATGATCCGGCAGGCGATGAGTTTTCTTATGCCGTAACTCATAATAATTCAGGCAAGAAACAAACATTTAATGAGGCTTTTGGCGACGCTGGTTTAACTTCATTGAAAGATGAAGATGGCGGAAAGAAAAAAGTAAAAAAAGAAAGCGCATTTGATACTGCTGGAGGAGATACTCCAATTGGTTCTATGGGCGGTAAAAGTAATCCAGGGCCGTCTGCTCGTATGAATACAGAAGATGGCGGTAAAAAGAAAATCAAAGAAGAAGCTGAAGGCACAAAAGATCGTAAGACAATTGAAAACGTTGCTAGACAAAATTCAGCAACAAGTCCTTTTGATAGAAAATCAAAACTGGCTAAAAACGCCGAGATCAAGACTAAAATTATTGATGAGGGTAAAAAACGCGCAAACACTATTAAAAAAATTGTTAAGGGTGATAAGGGTTCGTCTCCAAGCGAAGATAGCGGTAATGGGCCAACCAAAGTAATCGGTGATGTTGTTTGGAATCCGAATTTACAGAAACCAGATAAAGACACAGTTTCAAATTAAAATTTAAAAAATATTAAATAGTAAAAAGAATTTTAAAAAAGGATTTAATAGATGACTGATAAAACAAAATCAATTTCTGAAGCTCTTGCTGAAGTACAACGCAAAGTTAATGAACAGCGTATGAAGAACGCTGAGAGTAATTGGAATGCAGTTAAAAATGAAAGTTTGTGGGACGACGCTAGAAAATGGGTTGGAGATAGAATGGGGTTGAGAAAACCCGCTGCTAATACAGCAACATCTCAAAATACTACTCCGGCCTCTTCTACTTCTACAACCACGAAGGCTACTTCTAATACACCAAAAATGAGTTACTCAGACTATAGTCAAACCGGCGTTGGCACAGTAGAGCCAACAAATAGACCGCCAGAACCGGCTCCTGGATCGAACGGCAAAGTTCCGGATATACTAGCTCCCACAGTTTCGAAAACTACTGCTGTTACTTCATCCCCCGCTTCTACCATAAAACCAGCACCCGCTGCAGCACCTAAACCAGCCGCTGCAACTCCAACTCCTTCGCCAAGACCAAATGGCGCTCCTTTACCAACTCCCGCCGCTCCTGCTCCACAAAAAAGCCAAATAGCTCAAAACGCAGACGCGGCTATCAACCGTATAGGAAACACAAGCGAATTTGAAGACGGCGGTCCATCAAAATCAAAAGGAAAGAAATCAATGAAAGAAGAAATGTCTCCATTAGTAGCAGCATTCCTGAAGCTACAGGAATCAAAGCCAGCTAATATGTTTGAAGCTGCTAAGAAAATGAAAGCTGTTTGCCCAAATTGTGGCAAATCACCTTGTGTTTGTGAATCAATGGAAGAAGAAAAAGAACTTTCTCCAAAACAAAAGAAAATTGCTGCTCTTGGTGGAGATAAAAAGAAGCTAGACGCTGCTGATTTCAAGGCTCTTCGTTCTGGTAAGAAGCCAATGGAAGAAGAAGTCGAAAAATTATTCAGCGAAGAAGAACTAGCACATTTCGCTTCGGTTATTGAAGGAGACGCGCCTTCTGTTGCTCCTGCTAGAGATGATATTGCAAATCGTTCTGATAAACATGATACAAATTCGGATTACGGTATGGACGAAGAAGCAAAGAAGCGTGGTGTTAAAGCTGGAACAAAGCGTGGGCCTTACAAGCAAAAAGGTTTATCTTCAGGCGAAAAGGACGAAGCTCAAGCAGAAACAAAGAATGTTCCCGCTCAAGTAAGAACAGCGCGTTCTCATTTCTCTGGCGGCAAAGAAGTTGTTACACTTAAGCATCCACAGACTGATAAACAATATCACGTTCCGGTCAAGCACGTTAACGATTTCAACAAAGAATACGCAGCTGCTGAAAAACCTCATGAAAAAAGTGCTGTTGAACGTAAGTTTATGCAAACTCATATGAGCAACTAAGGATATAAAATGCCGCTTATAGCGAATAACATCATTATTAACGGGCAAGATTTCAGTCTTGCCCCTAACAATCAAAGTGTTGACGCCAATGGAGAAATAGACATCGGCGGCGAAAAATATGATCCTGTTGTAAATAACAATCCGGCTGTGGTTAGTTCTACTCGAGGAAATCCTTCAATTGAAGATCATCATATTTTAATAGTTGATGGTAAAGAAAAAATGGTCAGTAGACATTCTTCGTATCTTTTAGATATGTTGACCATAGATAAACAATAATTATAAATACAATTAAATAATTCTTTAAAGGAGAAAAAATAATGGCACAATGGGGTAGAAACGATCAAGGCGTAACTGCTAACAGCACTACTACAAAAGAAACTTCAAATGGCGCGCCAATCGGAACTTATGCGTTAGTTAGAGGCGGTCAAACAGGAACTGCTAACGTTTCTTTTGATTCTAATGCACATTTCGGTAATACATCATCGGGTTCAAGAGCATCTGTCGACGCCGCTATGTACGGTAACGTTACTATAGGAGCTTTTGTTGCAAACAAAGCTGTCGGCGTTTTCGCGGTAAATGCAGCTATGATGTCTACTGTTGGCGGTAACGTTGTATTATCTTACGTAACTTCTGGTGGTTCTGGTTATCAAGCTAACACAGCTAATTTTACTCCGGTAGTAACCAACGGTGGTTCCGGAGCTTCAATTAATGCTGTTGCTAACACAACAACCAACGCTGGTAAAATTACAAGTCTCAATATCGTAACGGCCGGATCTGGTTATATTACCGCTCCTTCGCTTTCTAATTTACCTGCGCCGGCAGCTATTAACATTACAGCGAATACGGTTGGTGTAGTTAATAGTACTTTATTGTTCTCAACAGCAAATTCATACTGGCAAGTTGGCGATAAGTTAACTTACGGAGTTCCTACAGGTAACACTGCTATTCCTGGTTTAACAGGTAATTCAGTTTATTACGTTGCTTTGGCGAATACAACAGGTGTTCAGTTGGCTGCAACTCCTGGCGGTAGCGTAATCACTCTTACCCCTGCAACAACAACTCCGGGTCAAGTTCATACTATTCAAGGTACAACAGCAACTGGTTATGTAGACGTTAATACTGATAATCCAGCCGTTGCGCACACTGGATGGGTTCTAAGAACAGAAGGTACAGGCGGACGCGCTGGTCGTGTATTCTACGAAACTCTTGTTGCTATGGGTTCTATTGGAATGAATACTACTTCTTCTACAGGCGTTACGGGTGTAGCAAACACTGTAACTTCTAACACAGTTGATCAATACGTTTAATAGGTAAATAAATTATGTCTAACAATTCAGTAGCAGTATCACAACTTCCAAACGCTTCAAACGTTGTTGCTACTGATAAAATACTTATATTATACAACGCCATTAGCAATTCTTCAGTTGCTAATGGTTCTCCTTCGGTTAGAACAATTCCTTTAAGTAATTTTTCAAATTGTTTTATTTTATCTAACATTGCACCGGCAAATTCTTCTTCTTATGGAATTGCCGGAAGTATTGCTTATGATAATACACATTTTTACGTTTGTATTTCTAGTAACAATTGGGTGAGAACTACATTAAGTTCTTTTTAAAAATGAATGATAAATTGACTGAAGAAAATTTTTTATTATATTGTGCTCAACATTATGATAACGCAAAATACACGTCCACCGAAGACTTTATGGAAGATCTTAACAGAATTAAATATATTAAAAAACTGATAACTCGTTATATAGAAAATGATGACCTCAAAGAAAGATTGATACTTAATCATATTATTATTTTGAATAATTGTTTTGGACCAGAGGCTTTATGTAAAATTTTATATCTGAAACTTAAACCTCAGATTAAATACATAAAGCCTTTTTTAATTCTTATTAATGTTTTACCTGATAAAATATATAACGTTGGCGAAGAATCTATAATTGATACTGATACTATACCAATGGATAATAAAATAATTGATAAGTTAAGGAAAGTTTAATGAATACCTCAGTAAAAGACGTTAAAAATTTTATTTCCTTTGCAGCCAAACATTTGGGTCTATCTTCGTTGCCTAGAATAAGCCTAGTTGGTAAAGAAGAAAATACAAAAAACGCTTTCGGCCATTTTCTCGGCGATAGAAAAGGCACATCAATAACAGTAAGAATTACAGGACGTCATCCAATAGACGTAATGAGAACTATTGCTCATGAATTAATTCATTATAAGCAGAGAATCAACGGAAATAGAGCTTCAGAACAAATGAAAGAAGATGAAGCCAATGCGCTAGCCGGAAGAATAATGAGAGATTACGACACTACTTATCCAAAAGCATTTAGAGATAACCCCATCAACGAAGATGGTATGGCAGCAGCCAACGCAATTGGAGCTTCTGCAGCGGATCCTAACGCCGGAAACATTCAAGGCTTTAGCCCTATGCTTTTAAAAAATAGAAAACATTCAATTCTGCCTAGACAAAAAACTCTCCGTGACATTTTAGGTAAAGATTCAAAAAACGAAACATCACAGGATAGAAAATAATGGTTGAAAGATCCGCTGCAGAAAGAATAGAAGACGCTATCGAAAAATTAACTGAAATTTCAATAGACCTTAGTAAAATGTTAGCTGTTCACGAACAACGTTTAAATCAACAAGAAAAACAAATTGATAATTTAGGTGGCGCTCTACAAGATTTTAGAGGAACGTCCGAATTAAAATTAAAAGATGTTTATGACACTATTCGTTCAGAAGATAAAAATATTTTAGAAGAAATTACTAAAATAAGAGTCGAAGCGAACGAACAACATGAAAAGATGACAGATAGAATTAGTGAAATGGAAAAAACTATTTGGGTGTATATGGGCGGTTTCACTGCAATTTTCTTTCTACTTTCTTATGGTCAAAATATTCTAAAACTAATCATTAAATAATCCTTTGACTTTTATCAAAAACGCGGTATAATCACTTTGTGGTTGATGATAATGATAGGATTATATTATGGATTGGTTACAACAAAAATATATCGGAATCATTTCAACCAGACTGGACAAGTTTAAACGGAAAAGCGCAAGCCTTTATAATTTCCGTTGTCCAGTTTGTGGTGACTCCGATTCAAATAAGAATAAAGCTAGAGGATACATTTACGAAAAGAGCGGTAAAATGCTATTTCATTGTCATAACTGTGGTGCTACCGCTTCTGTTCCTAATTTCATTAAAATGATTGATCAAGCGGTTTATAATGAATATTTGCTTGAAAGAATTCAAGACAATAAATCGCCAGAACAAAAAGATCTAGAAGCTTTCGTTGAAAAAATGAAGCCTCCTCTTTTTATGAAGAGCGGACCATTAAAGGGACTGAAGAAAGTTAGTCAGTTATCCCCAGAACATAAAGTGAAGAAATTTGTAGATGCCAGACGTATCCCAACACCTTATCACGCAACTTTATTTTCCTGCCCTAACTTTAAGCATTATACTAATAACCTTGTACCTAATAAGTTTGATGTTGATTCTCTTGAACGCGATGAAACTCGCCTTCTTATACCCTTTATTGACTCTCGTAAAATTATGCACGCCTATCAAGGTAGAGCGTTGGTTAATTCGTCAGTCAAATATATTACAATCGTTCTTAATGATTCAATTCCTAAAGTTTATGGACTTGATAGAGTTGATTTTGGTAGGACTGTTTATGTGTTTGAAGGCCCAATTGATAGTATGTTTGTTCCTAACAGTATCGCTACTGCAGGCGGCGATTTGGTGTCTGCGATCAACACCTTTACGAAAGATCGTCTTGTCGTTGTTTACGACAACGAGCCAAGAAATAAAGAAACCGTAAAGAAAATTGACAAGGCTATCATGCAAGGATATAAAGTTTGTATATGGCCCGAAAACTTCGAACATAAAGATATCAACGACGCGATTTTAGCGGGCTTGACTTCTGAGTTCATTTCATATATAATTAATCAAAACACTTACCGTGATCTTTCGGCCAAACTGGCTCTTACAAAATGGAGAAAATCTTGATTAAGTATGACACACTCTACCACATCGACGAGAACGGTAATACTCGTACTTGGATGATGGAGCGCTTGGGAAACAAGTATCGTACTGTCTCTGGTATTGAAGGTGGTAAGCTTGTAATTTCAGAATGGAAAGAAGTTTACGGTAAGAATGCCGGCAAAGCCAACGCGACTACCGATGATCAACAGGCCGATCTAGAAGTTAAGGCTCTTTACAAAAAGAAACTCGATCGTAAATATCATACTTCGAAAGAAACGATCGAAGAAGGTTCTAAGATTATTGAACCTATGCTTGCTGATAAGTATAAAGGTTGGGATTCAAAGTGGAAGCACGTATTCACTCAGCCGAAGCTTGATGGAATGCGTTGTATAGCGACCAAGAACGGATTGTTTTCAAGACAGGGTAAGCCCATAGTTTCGGCCCCTCACATCATTCAAGAGTTAGCTCCTTTATTCGAGCTTAGTCCAAACTTGATCCTTGATGGTGAACTATATAATCATGAGCTACGAGACAATTTTAATGAGTTGATTTCTATCGCCCGTCAAACCAAACCAACTCAAGACGACTTGAACAAATCTGCTTCAATGATTCAATATCATGTTTATGATATGGTTTGGAAAGAACATTTTTATAATCGTCTGACTTATCTAGAAAGTATTATTGGTTCACTTAAGAGTAATGTGATCAAGCTGGTAGACACTTTCAGCGCTGAAAATTCAGAAAAACTTGATCAGCAATATGCTAACTTTCTTGAGAACGGCTATGAAGGTCAAATGATTCGTATTGATGCTCCTTACGAAAATAAACGTTCAAAGAGTTTGTTGAAGCGTAAGGAATTTATTGACGAAGAATTTGAAGTCATTGAAATACTTGAAGGTCAGGGTAATTGGTCTGGATACGCCAAAAGCGTTCAGTGCAAGACCAAAGAAGGAGTTGTATTCAATGCTGGTATTAAGGGAACACAGGAGTTCACCAAGGAGTTGTTGAATCGTAAACCAATTCCTAAGACGGCAACGGTTCGTTACCAGAATATTACGCCAGACGGTAGCTTGCGTTTTCCAATCGCGGTTGCTTTTTATGAAAATGAAAGAGATATTTAAAATGAATAACGCAAAAATTATAGCGGTAACACAACCAATAATTGATAATGAAAAAGGTGTTAAAATGACACCAGATGAGTTTATTGCATATTGTGCAAGGGTTTCGAACCCATCTAATCAAATGAATAGTTTAACTGCTCCTAAATTACTCAGATACTGCATAAAACATAAGCACTGGAGCGTTTTTGAAACAGTTAGTATTACTATGTCTATAGAAACTACTAGAGATATCGCCCGACAAATTCTCAGACATAGATCATTTTCGTTTCAGGAATTTTCTCAGCGTTATGCTGATCCAACACAAGATTTAGGTTTCGTTACTCGTGAAGCTCGTCTTCAAGATCAGAAAAATCGTCAGAACAGTATTGAGATTGATGATGAATCTCTCCAAGGTACTTGGGAACAACTTCAAAATAACTTGACTACTTCTGTGCAAAAAACATACAAATGGGCTATTAAAAACGGTATCGCGAAGGAACAAGCACGTGCTGTTCTTCCGGAAGGGTTAACAGTTTCTCGCCTATATATGAATGGAACGTTGAGAAGTTATATTCATTGGTGTCAACTTCGTATGGGACCAGAAACCCAGAAGGAACATAGAGAAATCGCAACTGACGCTTGGTACGAGATTACCAACGTATTTCCTTCGTTAAAAGATAGTTTGGATATAGAAAATTAATAAGGGGTATAGATGATTGATAATTCAATTCTAGTAACAAAAAGAGACGGATCGACTCAGCCGTTAGATCTAAATCGTTTTCATAAAGTGGTTAGTTGGGCTTGTGAAGGAATCAACAACGTTTCCGAATCAGAGATAGAACTTAAGTCTCATATTCAATTTTATAATAAGATTAAGTCATCAGATATTCAAGAAACTTTGATCAAGGCTGCCGCCGATCTTATTTCAGAAGAAAATCCCGGTTATCAGTACGTTGCTGGTCGTCTGATCAACTATCATCTAAGAAAACAAGTATACGAAAGTCACCTACCATGGAAATTGAAAGATCATGTTAAACACGTTATTTCTCTTGGTTACTACGATCCTGAAATTTCTTCTTTTTATGATGATTTTGAACTGGATGTTTTGGATACTTATATTAATCACGATAGGGATTATTCTATCTCTTATGTGGGCATGGAACAATTAAGAGGAAAATACTTAATCAGAAACAGAGTTACTGGACAGATTTATGAAACTCCTCAAATGGCTTATATGTTGATTGCCATGATACTGTTTCGTAACTATCCTAAAGAAACCAGACTTAAATGGGTAAAGGATTTATACGATGCGACAAGCACTTTTGAAATATCGCTGCCGACTCCTATTATGGCAGGTCTCCGTTCGCCTCAAAAGCAATTCTCTTCGTGCGTTCTTATCGAGACAGATGACAGTCTTGATTCAATCAATGCTTCAGCTTCCGCAATTGTTAAATATGTGTCTCAAAAAGCTGGCATTGGTATTAATGCTGGTCGTATTCGTGCTCTCGGCTCTCCCATTCGCGCTGGTGATACTACTCACACTGGTGTTATCCCATTTTACAAGCACTTCCAATCAGCAGTTAAGAGCTGCAGCCAAGGCGGTGTTCGAGGCGGCGCAGCGACTCTTTACTACCCTATCTGGCATTTGGAAGTTGAGGACCTACTAGTTCTCAAGAATAATAAAGGCACAGAAGATAATCGTATTCGTGGTTTGGACTATGGTGTCCAGTTTAATAAGGTGATGTATGAACGACTTCTTGTTGGTGGGAATATTACTCTATTCAGCCCTAGCGACGTCCCTGGTCTTTATGATAGCTTTTTTATTGATCTTGATAAATTCAGATCGCTATATCAAAAATACGAGGCGGATCCGGCGATCAGAAAGAAATCAATACCTGCTGTGGACCTATTCTCATCGTTCATGGAAGAGCGCAAGAACACTGGTCGTATCTATTTGCAGAACGTCGACCATGCGAATGATCATGGTTCGTTCATTAAAGAACTTGCACCAATTCGCCAGTCAAATCTCTGCTGTGTGACTGGAGAAACTTATGTAACTGTTGAAATGATTGACGGTTCAATTCAAGATATAATGATCAAGGATGTTACAATTCAAATGAAAGTTCTTAGTAGAAACAATAATACTGGTAAAGATGAATTTAGACAAATTAAAGCTGCTGCTATGACTAGAAAGAATGCATCATTGATGAAAATAACTGATGAAAATGGCAACTCTATTGTTTGCACACCAGATCATCGCATCTATACAAAAAACAGAGGATATGTAGAGGCGCAAAATATTTTAGAAAATGATGAGTTGTTGGTAATATAATTTATAAATTATTATAAATAGTTCTGAGATAACACTTCTATCAAGGAATCATTTATATGGCTATAGTTTACAAAATAACGAACAGAGTGAACGGTAAAAGTTATATTGGTCACTCTGTTCGAACATTAGAACAAAGATGGAAATCTCATCTATCATCTGTTAGGCAGGGAAGTAAATTTAGATTTCATTCTGCTATTCGAAAATATGGTGTAGATCAATGGGATCATGAAATTATTTTTGAACATAATAATGTTGATATTTGTAAGAAAAAAGAAGAAGAGATGATTGTTGGATTTGATCTCATGAATAATAAAAAAGGATATAATGCTAAACCAGGAGGATGCGGTGGTTGGATTGTTCCTGATAAAAAATATGAATTATGGGTAAAAAAACAATCTGAAAATAATATAGGATTAAAAAATAATAATAGTACGGGATACACAAACGAAGAATTGATTGAAATTGGTAAAAAGGTGTGTTATGATCTTGGAAGAATTGTAGGTCAAAAGACAATGGTCAAAGAATGTAAAAAGATAGGGATAAGATTTCCTAAATCATTCAGACCAATGAGATTTGATGGAAGTTATAAAAAATATGCTGCTATTCTTGAAAAAGAGTTAGATATGAAATTCAATCCATATTTTCGTTCTGAAGAACAGAGACAAATATACAGAGAAAAATATACTGGCACTGTTGGACCCAACGTTGGAACTAAAGTTATCATAGATTCAGAAGGAAAAAGAAAACATGTTAAAAATTGAACATTTAAATTATACAGAAGATGTCTATGATATTACTGTAGATAAAAATGAAAACTTTTATGCTAATGGTATTTTAGTTCATAACTGCGAAATTGACTTGCCTACAAAGCCATTGAAAGATATTAACGATGAAAATGGAGAGATTAGTCTGTGTACTTTGAGTGCGATAAACTGGGGCAAAATTCGTGATCCTGCAGATTTCGAACGTCCTTGTACTCTCGCTGTTCGTGCTTTGGACGAGTTACTTGACTATCAAGATTATCCAGTTCTTGCTGCCAAAAACTCCACTATGGCCAGACGACCTCTTGGTGTCGGTATTATTAACCTCGCTTATTGGTTGGCTCGTAATGATCTTAGCTATCAGTCAATTGATCATGATGGATTGAGTAAGCTTCATTCATTCGCAGAAGCTTGGTCATATTATTTAATTAAAGCGTCCATTGATCTAGCGGAGGAAAAAGGTGCGTGTCCAAAAAGTAATGAAACAAAGTACAGCCAAGGTGTGTTCCCCATAAACACCTATAAAAGAGAATTGGACGAAATCGTATCGCCTGCGTATAGGATGGATTGGGTTTCGTTGGGCGCTAAAGCATTACGAGTTGGCATCAGAAACTCAACGCTTATGGCTCTCATGCCATCAGAGACATCAGCACAGATTAGCAACGCAACGAATGGTATTGAGCCGCCAAGATCGCTTGTCTCTGTTAAACAGTCTAAAGATGGCGTCCTTAAACAAGTTGTACCAGAAGTTCGTAAACTTAAGAAGAAATACGACCTACTTTGGGACCAACAGTCACCCGAAGGATATCTTAAGATTTGCGGGGTATTGCAAAAGTTCATTGATCAAGGAATATCCGTTAATACCTCGTACAACCCAAAGTTCTATGAAGAAGAACAAATCCCTATGTCGGAAATGTTAAAGCACTTGCTGATGTTTTATAAGTATGGTGGCAAACAATTATACTATCTGAACACTGCAGATGGCGCTGGTGAATACGAAGAAGCACCTTTGGCTGCTGGTGTTGTTGAAGATGAATCCTGCGAGTCTTGTAAAATATAGTAAAGACTTGTAAAATATAAATAGTCCATAGGAGGAAACAATTATGGACTATAAAAAAATATATGATAATCTGATAATCAGAGCACAAAATAGAGTAACAAATGGACAAATATATTACGAACTTCACCATATCATCCCAAGATGTATGAATGGTTCTGATGATTGGAGTAATCTTGTCTATTTGTTACCAGAAGAACATTATCTAGCGCATCAACTATTAGTAAAAATATATCCTGAAATATTTGAATTAGCTTTTGCTGCAAATATGATGTGTACAAATAGACCAAGCAATAAGTTGTACGGATGGATTAGAAGAAGAATTTCAGATAATATGAAACGAAATAATCCAAATGCTGTCGGTAAATCTAGAAGAGAATATATACAAAAGAATGGTCCTGTTGAAGTTGATAGAAGTTATATTACAGATGAATATAGAAAAAAATGTAGTGAAGGTAAAATAGGTTCTAAAAATCCGATGCATGGAAAATTGCCATGGGAACATTCAAGAGCAACGAATGAAACAAAAAAAGAATGGGCAAAGGCTGATGAGTATTATAATTGGTGGAAAGAAACAAAAAAATCATACCACGCAATGGCTATAAATTTTGGGTTCGATAAACCAATGATGACACATCATAATATGATTAATAAATTTAGAGAAGGTTGGGTTCCAAATGAAGATAACAACTGGAAGGATTTTAAATGCAAGATTTGAGAGATACAATCAGTAGTCAATACAAAGTAGAACTTATATATCGTGATACTTGGTCAACAGAGAAACCTACAGGTCAACAAGTAGGTATTCCACCTCATGATATTCGTGTTACGCATAAAGATTCTGGTATTATTGCTCAGTGTGGTGCTTATGGTTCAGATCATAAGAATAGAGAAGTTGCAATGAGAATGGTTTCATTAGGTGTTGAAGTTTGGGCGGAATAATGCAATGAAAGCTAAGAAAACAAAATTGACTTTTGAAGAAATCTATAGTAAGCTTCATATGCGTGAGTATGTTGTGGTGCATACAAAGGAGGAGATGAAACCATATCTTCTCAATGCCAATGATAACACTCTTTATACGATACCAGAAGGATACCTTGAATATGACAAACGATTCTACTACCGAAAGTATTAATGGTCTTCAAATAGTTGTTCACGAAACAGACCCAACAGCAAAAATCTATATGGTTGGGAGATTGGAAGATTGAAGAAAAATAGAAGCGAATCCTACGAGAGTTGTAAAATTTAATGATTGAGATAGAGTTAAATAAGTTGACATATAAATAAATATTTGATAAGCTAGAATCAAGAACTTACGTTCTAGTACATATTAAAGATACTATGCAGCCTTGTTTACTTGAACCAGAAAGTGGAAAATTGTTTGAAGTACCTGATGGTTATCTTGAATATGATAAAAAATATTTTAGGAGAAATATATGAAAGACATTATTAAAATGGCTGACGAAAAAGACGAGTTTGTAACATCAGACGACGGATTCGTTTATTGGTGGCCAAAGGGTCTTGATGGATATGTTTCGGCTCAAAATCTCCGTGATTTGGCGACAGAATTAGATGCCAGAAACGAAAAGTGGGAAAAGACCATCAACGAATGTTTTGATGGTTTTAAATGTCCTATCAATTTTGATGGTTGTAAAGAAAATTGTGGTAATTACGGGTGTAATAATTAAATGAGTGTATTTGATATTAATAACAAAAAAAATTCTATCAAAGCAAATTTGTTTTTTGACGATCCGGTAACTATTGCTAGATATGATAAGCAGAAGTATCCATGGATCGAAAAATTAACAAATCAACAACTTGGTTTCTTTTGGAGACCCGAAGAAGTAGATATTTCAAGAGACTCTAAAGACTTCAAGGGTCTAAATTCTCATGAGCAACACATTTTCACAAGCAATCTTAAGCGACAAATCCTTCTTGATTCCGTACAGGGTCGAGCGCCGACAGCCGCTTTTAGTCCAATATGTTCGCTGCCAGAGTTAGAAACTTGGATAACTACATGGACTTTTAGTGAAACAATCCATAGTAGATCTTATACTCATATTATCAGAAACATATACCCAAATCCTTCTAAGGTTTTTGATGAATTAATGGATATCAAAGAAATCGTAGATTGTGCCAATGATATCAGCAAGTATTATGATAATTTAATTTCATTTAATGAAATATCTTCTTGCAATGAGATTCCTGAGTATGGATTGACAGATTGGTGTCCGTCGAAATATGAACATAAGAAAGCTCTTTGGCTTGCATTGATGTCTGTTAATGTTCTCGAAGGCATTCGCTTCTATGTTTCGTTTGCTTGTTCATGGGCGTTTGCCGAAGTTAAGAAGATGGAAGGTAATGCCAAGATTATTAAATTAATCGCTCGTGATGAAAATCTTCATCTTGCTGGTACTCAGCAATTACTTAAGGCTTTGGTCAAAGAAGATGAAGATTTTGCCAAGATTGCAGAAGAAACAAAACAAGAATGTATTAAGTTGTTTGTTGACGCGGTTGAACAAGAAAAGACATGGGCTAGTTATCTATTCAAAGATGGTTCTATGATAGGTCTTAACGAAAAACTATTAAACGAATATATAGAATGGATCGCTAACAAGAGAATGACAGCGATAGGACTAAATACAACCTATAAGGGCGGTAGTAATCCTTTGCCATGGACTCAGAAATGGATTTCTGGTTCTGAAGTACAAGTTGCTCCACAAGAAACAGAAATAACTTCTTACGTCATTGGTGGCGTTAAGAAGGACGTAACGAATGACACGTTTAAAGGATTTAGTCTATGATTTTAGAAGTATTATTTTCATTATTAATTAGTTCGGCATCAGCGAAGGAATTTCCAATTCTACCTGATCCTGCTTTGACGCCCGGTGTAGTTGATCAGGAAGCAACAATGGAAAAGATTTGTCTTTCTGGATACACAGGAACTGTTCGTAATGTTTCTTCGGCCACAAAGAAAAAGGTTTTCAAGGAATATGGTATTGATCCCAAAGCAGACAAGTTCGAAATTGATCATTTGATTTCTTTAGAACTCGGTGGTTCTAATGATATTAAGAACCTGTGGCCTCAAAGCTACACTACAATGCCTTGGAACGCTCATGTCAAAGATAGACTAGAAAATAAGTTGCATAGAATGATTTGTGATGGTATAATCACAATGGAAGATGCTCAACAACAAATTTCAACAGACTGGATTAAAACATATAAGAAATACATAGGAGAACCAAAAAATTGATTACTTGTCAAGATTGTGAGGCAGAATTTACAATTGAACACGACGAATTAGATGAACCAGAATTTTGTCCTTTTTGTGCGAATAAGTTAGTTTATGATGATACATCCGATGAATGGGAAGCACAAGACGACGAAGGTTGTTGACATTACTAAATATCCCAAACAATGGAGTTTGGGATGTGGATTTACGAAAATAAAGAATATGAATTTAATAATGAATATACTTCGTTTGTGTATATAATAACTAATACTGCAAACAATAGAAAATATATCGGAAAGAAAACTTTCTTTTTTCTGAAAACTAAACAAGTTAAGGGAAAGAAAAAAAGAACCAAAGTTGAATCGGATTGGAAATCATATTTTGGTTCTTCCGAAGATCTTCAGGAAGACGTTAAAAAATACGGCGAAAATAGTTTTACTCGTGAAATAATTCGTCTCTGTAAATCCAAAGGAGAAGCGACATATTACGAGGCAAAATATCAGTTTGAAAATGCTGTGCTTTTTTCGGACGAATGGTACAACTCTCATATAATGTGTCGTGTTCACAAAAAACATCTTACTTTTTTGAAGCAAAAGCAGCTTTAATTTTGGCTTTATGTTCTTCGCTTAAAGTTCTTCCTTTTCGAACTTTACTGAGATTTTCTTTATGTTTTTCTGATTGTTTTTTGCCTAATTTTGCTAATCGCATTTTTAATCGAGTTTCTTCAGAAAACGGTTTCTTAGGAATCCCTTTACGCATTTTACTCATACGTTGACGAGATTCTAAAGAAAATGTAGCTCCTGTGGTTCCATCACCACCATCTGTTTTATTGAGAAGGTTTGAACGGTCATACCAAGCGATGTATTTTCTCTCTAAAGCAAAAGCTCCGATTTCAGATAAATTACGTTCTAAGAAAACGATTTTAGATTTATCTGATGGAATTTCGCAACTATGATCTTTAGAGAAAGCTCTTTTATTTTTGCCCTTGCCAATATAATATGGCGTACCATCTTCTCGAAGATATGCGTATACGTAATAAATAAACATTGCTGGACCTCCTATCAGGTTTAGAGTAGGTGGAGACGGCAATCTCGCGACCTACATTATTTAGCGAAAAAAAGAGTTTGACTTTCCTGAAGAAATAGGGTAGTATATAAAAATAGACGCCCCCTTGGCGGAATGATAAAATTGAAAAGAATAGCAGAAAATATAGAAACAACAGAATTATGTTCTTACGGATGTGGTAATATTGCTAGATTCAGAAATGGGTCTAATAAATTGATGTGCGAAATTAGAGCAACAAAATGTCCAGAAATTAGAAGAAAAAATAGTGAAGGTTCTATAAAAGCGTATCAAAAATATAAAAACATTAACAGATATTTAAATACGTCAGAAGAATCTAAAAGAAAAATGAATTGGAACAAAGAAAAATATAATGCTGATTTTTCTTATAATGGTAAAGGATCACACAAAAAAGTCTTAATAAAGGAACGAGGTTATAAATGTGAATCTTGTAATTTGTCAGAATGGTTAAACGAACCTATACCTCTAGAATTGGAACATTGTGACGGTGATAATCTAAATAATATAAAAAATAATTTATTGTTATTATGTCCAAATTGTCATGCTAAAACAAAGTTTTATAGAGGTAAAAACATAAATAATGGTAAAATGAAAGTTTCTGATGAAAAATTATTGACTTCTCTTAAAAAACATAGTAATATAAGACAAGCTTTACTCGAAGTTGGGTTAACACCCAAAGGTAAAAATTACGATAGAGCTTATAAATTATTAACGCCCGTGTAGCCCAACAGGTTAGTAGGCAATTGACTTAAAATCAATACAGTGTGGGTTCGAATCCCACCACGGGCACCAATTTCTGATCGGAGATATATGATGAAAGTTATGTTGGAATTGACACCCGAAGCCTTTAGTTCGCTTGAGGAAACTGTGCTAATCCAAAGTCTAGCAGATTCGGCAAGAACTCTTATCGAAGAGATAGATAGGTTCTTATCTAAGGAGTCGATTCGTCAACATGAAGTAAGAGACTTACAAGACGATATGATATATCTTGAATGTTTTAAGCGCGTTCTAGAGTATTATACAAGTGACGAACAACGTAAAACTGAGTTTGTTGATATTTTCGAAGGAGGTAATGATGAATAAGAAGGCACATAAGAAGTTGATTAAGATGCAGAATAAGTTTGGTAAAGATGCTGGTAAGGCTCTTTGGATTCTAATGAAGAAGAATGGAGAACTGTAACATGAGTCATCCGCATAAGAATCGCCCGCGTAAGGGTCGCCGTAAGGTTGGTTCTAAGAAGCGCAGGGCACGACGTAATCGTAAGAGGTAGTCTCTAATTTTTTAAAGGTGTAAAATGAAAGAGTTTGATCTTAAGGAAGTAATTGATTTCATCAAGAATTCTTCTAACGAGACAAAGATTTATATCGGCGCTGATTCCGAACGTTATCGTAAGAATGAGGTTTGGTATGCTGATTATACTGTGGCTGTTGTTGTTCATATTGATGGCAACAAGGGTTGTAAGGTATTTGGTAAGTCAGATGTAGAACGTGATTTTGATCAGAAGAAAGAAAAGCCAGCTTTTCGTCTGATGAACGAAGTTTATCGTGCTGCTCAGATGTATATCGACCTTGCCGAAGCCATTGGTGATCGTCATTTCGAGTTGCACCTTGATATCAATCCAAACGAAATGCATGGTTCGTCTTGTGTTATCACACAGGCAACTGGTTATATTCGTGGTATGTGTGGTGTTACTCCAAAGGTTAAGCCAGAGGCACCAGCAGCTTCATTTTGTGCTGATCGTTTGAAGGAAATTCTAACGAACAACGAAAGTATTGCTGCTTAAATAATACAGGCGCGTAGCTTAAAGGTGAAGCCGGTCGCTCTTTAAAATTTAATTTTTATAAATACTTCTATAATTAATAGGAGTATTTTATATGAAATGTAAATTCTGCAATCAATTAAAGAAAAATTTGAATTCTTTAAGAAATCATGAGAGACTATGTAAAGAAAATACAAATAAAGAAAAAACTTGGATTCAAAAACGAAAAGAAGCGGGAATAGAAATTAAATTTGATTTTCATCAATCGCCTGAATATAAAGAAAAACAAAGACAAAAAAGATTATTGTGTCCTCCCGCTTCTTTAGAACAAAGACAAAAAGCTTCTATAAAAACAAAAGAATACTATTCTAATCCTGAAAATAGAAAAAAACATTCAAAAATAATGAAAAAGGCGGTATTAGAACACCCAGAATCTTATTCTGATAAAAACATAGTTGGAAGATCAAAACATTTTACAATCGATGGTGTTAGATTTAATAGCACTTGGGAATATGAAGTTGCAAAATTTTTAGATAAAAATAATATTAAATGGATCAGAAGTAATATAAAACCAATTTCTTATTTTTGGAATGATGATTGGCATTTATATTTTCCAGATTTTTTAATTGAAGAATATAATTGTTATATTGAAGTAAAGGGATATGAAACAGATCGTGATAGGGCTAAATGGAGCCAATTAGATAAAAAAATATTAGTAATCAAACAAAAAGAAATTGACTTAATAAAAAAACAGAATTATGATATAATTAGTAAATTATCGTCCTATAGCTCAATCGGTTAGAGCAGGCGCCTTATAAGCGTCAGATCTGGGTTCAATTCCCGGTAGGACAACCACTATTTTGAAAGTCTACATCATGAAATATTTGTATCTTTTGCCGATTTTCTTTTTCCTTGGCGGCTGTCAAACTACAAATTCTTATCCTATAAATAAAATTACCGCTCAAAAAAGCGGTATTGTTGCCTCCTGGTATTCTTCTGGTCGAAGAACTGCCAGCGGTCAACATTTCGATCCAAATGGATATTCTGTCGCTCATCGTACCCTACCATTTGGAACTCAACTCAAACTGACTAATCCGAATAATGGAAAGTCCATAGTTGCTATTGTCAATGACAGGGGTCCATTCGTAAGAGGGACGGGGTTGGACGTTACAAGAGGCGGTGCTCAAAAACTTGGTTTTATTAGTCAAGGTAAAACTAGATTGATAATGGAAGTTTTGAGATAATATATTTCTCTTAATAGCGACGTAAACAAAAGGAAAAGTAATGAAAAAGCTTATATTTTCACTAGTAGCAATGCTAGTTAGTATTGGCGTAGTTTCTACAGCTAATGCTAGACCAAGACATAAGAGACATCATTATCATCATGTTGTAGTATACAAGCATAAAAACAAAAAAGTGAATATGGTGATTGGTCAAAAACAAGAACCGCAAATATATTATTCGAATGATGACAATAGTCCAGCCGCATTTTTTGCGAAAGATAGAGCAAGAAATGTAGTTGAAACTCTTGATAATAACAAAAGAAAGACCCAAGAACATTTTGGGTTTATCGAACAGTCGATCAGACAAGGAAACGGTTTGGCTAATAAAGCATTAAGATATGTTGGTGCAACAGCTAGACAACTAGGACTTCCTCGTAGCCTTTGGTGTGCTGATTTCATGAATATGATCACACATTCTGGTAATGATCGAACTGCTATGTCATATAAACACAGGGGACAACCAGCATCTTATGGTTGTGTTAACTGTGTTGCCGTAACAACTCGTCGAGGCGGTGGTCACGTCGGGGTTGTTTCTGGTTATGATAAACATGGTAATCCTATTTTGATTTCGGGAAACCATGGCAGAAAAGTCGGTGTTGGTACTTATGCTAGAAGCAGAGTAGTAGCATACAGATATATATAATGGGGTGGGAGAAATCCCACCCTTTTAATTTGGAGTTTGTTATGACAACAGAAGAATTAGTTAAATCAGCTGACCTTAATTGGTGCGTAGACATTCTTAAAAGAATAGAAAGTATAACTAACCGTTTTCCGAGCACTCAGAATGGTTATGCAGTCATAGATTATTCGGATATTGACCAAATTAAATACCTTGTAAAAATGGGGCTAAAGGTGGTTAAAGAAGATGAATGACTTGACTTTTGAACCGTATCAGGTTATACTAAGTAAGGTTATGAAGGAGATATAATATGAAAAGCGATCTAGAACTGCTTGTTGAATATGATATGTTTATTTTGGGATTTGATTCCTCAAATTCTGAGGATATTAAGAAATATTGGGAGATTATGCTAGGATGAACGTTACAATATATACTAAATCGAATTGTAAATTCTGCGTTAATTCTAAGATGCTACTTAGCTCTAAAGGAATTAATTATACAGAACTAAAGTTAGACGAAGATTTTTCTAGAGAAAGCCTTTTGGAAATTTTTCCGAACGCGAAATCTTTTCCTGTTGTTGTTATAGATGGTTTCAACATTGGCGGGTTTGAAAATCTTAAAAAGTATCTAACTGAAGAAACACAGGATAATCGTAAACTTTTGAATGAGGGAATTTAATATGATTAATCGCGACGATCTTTTGAACGATCTACGTATGTACGTGATTGAAGTTCAGTTTAATAAAGTTAACGGCGAACAGCGCACAATGCGTTGTACTCTAAGGCCTGATCTTTTGCCTCCAAAGTATAATATCAATGAAGATCATAAATTTCATAGGGAAAATACCGACGTTATTGCTGTTTGGGATATCCTTAACAACGGTTGGCGTTCTTTCCGTGTAGATTCCGTAACTTACGTTCAGAACGTGAGCCACAATTACTGAGGATAAAATGAAAAAGTTGGTTATAGTCGAATGCATATCTCAACACCGTATTCGTTATTGTGTTGAGGTTGAAGATAATATTGATCCTGCTCTTGATGAAGTCGTTAGAGAAAGTGACGCTGAAAATTTTCATGAGTTTAGTCAGCAACATCTCGGCCAAGTGATCTTTTCTCATAGAGAAATAAATAAAGAAGAATACCTTCGTATGTTCGATGAAGATAGTCCTTATCTAAAGGGATGGCCTGAAGAACAAAAACTTAAATACATCAACAGGATTAATTATGATGCATGATGTTATTGTTGATATCGACGGCACCATAGCCGACAATTCCCATAGAGTTCACCATATCCGTAAGTCTCCCAAAGATTGGAAGTCTTATGAAAAGGGTGTCATGGAAGACGAGCCGCATTTTGACATCATCTATATTCTAGAATCACTTAAAGCTTCTGGTTCGAAGCTGGTACTCTGTACAGGAAGAATGGAAAACGAGCGAGACGACACCATTAATTGGTTGAGAATGCATTATCTAGACTTTCTTTTTGACAAGCTTTATATGCGACCACTCAATGATTATAGATCGGATGATGTTGTTAAGAAAGAACTTCTTGACCAGATTCGTAAAGACGGTTATAATCCGACAATAGTATTTGAAGATCGTCAACGTGTTGTTGATATGTGGAGAACAGAAGGTCTTCGTTGTTTGCAAGTCCAGCCGGGCGATTTTTAATAAATAGTTGTGTCAGTCGCGGAGTACCAGTCCCACTGACTCTATGTCAAACGAAGGACACAGCTATGAATATTTATCACGTTTATGCGTATCTTAGAGAAGAAAACAATACACCATATTATATTGGTAAAGGTAAGGGTAGAAGAGCTTATAAAAACATACAATAAGCGTTCCAAAAAATAAATCAAAAATTATATTTTATCATAAAAATATAACTAATGAAACCGCTTGTTTTTTGGAAAAATCTTACATAAAATTATTTGGTAGAAAAGATATTGGAAATGGTATATTATACAATCAAACGGATGGCGGCGATGGCGGCGACACTTCTAAGAGCGAAAATTATATAAAAGCTAAGACGGAAGGTAAATTTAATGGTCATCGTCATAAAACTTCAGAACAATTAGAAAAAGCTAACATAAAACGTTCTGTTTCATTATTAGGACATGAAGTATCTTTAGAAACTAAAAAGAAAATTTCAGAAACTAGAAAAAATAAAAAGATACCTAGTCCAAATAAAGGAAAAACATTCTCCGAAAACATAAAAGAAAAACTTCGTATTCCTAAAAAGAAATATATTTGTTTTGTTTGTTCAAAAAACATCGGAGGAAAAACAAATCTAATTAGATGGCATAATGAAAACTGTAAAATGAAAGGAAATATAAATGAATGATAAATCTTATTGGGGCTATAGCTTACTTTTGGATTGTGCCGAACTCGATCACGGCGCGATCACGAGTTATGAAAATATTTACAATTTCACTAAGAGACTAGTCAAGGATATCGATATGGTCGCTTACGGCGAGCCGCAGATCGTTGAATTTGGTTCTGGTAATAAGGCTGGCTATACTTTGGTCCAGCTTATTGAAACATCGAATATTTGTGCTCATTTTGTTCCTGATGACGGAAATGGTGGTAACGCACTTTACCTCGATGTTTTTTCATGTAAGGAATATGATGATCAAGTGGTAATCAATTTGGTTAAGGAATTCTTTGGTGCTAAGTATATTAGACCAAACTATTTGACGAGACAGGCGTGATTACTGGATTTACGTGTGGTACATTTGATATTCTTCATGCTGGTCATTGCGCTATGCTTGAAGAATGTCGTAGTCAATGTGACAGGCTGATCGTCGGTCTACAAACCGATCCGACTATCGACAGACCAAAATTAAAAAATAACCCCGTTCAAAGTTTGCTCGAAAGGTTTATACAACTCAAATCTATTCGTTACGTAGACGAGATATATCCCTACGAGACTGAAGGTGATCTAGAAAATTTACTAAGTATCATAGACATTCAAAAAAGATTTATAGGTTATGATCATTACGGGGAAGTACATACTGGTCAAGCTCTTTGTATTCATAGAAATATTGAAATAATTTACAATAAGAGATTCCACCGGTGGAGCTCTTCTAGATTGAGGAATAAGTTGAATGAGTTTTAGTGATAAATACTTTGAAGAAGTAGTTTCTATTGCCGAAGCTATAGATAAAAATATGGTGGAGAAGTTAGTTGCCGCTCTCAAAAGAGTCAGAGAATCAAACGGGAGGGTTTTCGTTCTCGGTGTTGGAGGATCAGCAGGAAACGCTTCTCACCTGGTCAACGACCTACGTAAGCTTTGTGGTATCGAGTCTTATTGCCCCACAGATAACGTTCCAGAGCTTACTGCTAGAACAAATGACGAAGGGTTTGACACCGTATTTGATGAATATCTTAAAATCAGTAAGTTAAGTTCAAAAGATGCTCTTTTTATTTTATCTGTTGGTGGTGGCGATAAGAATAAAAACGTTTCTGTAGGATTAATTAAGGCCATCGATCAAGCAAAATCAAAAAACGCCGTCGTATTGGGTATAGTCGGTAAGAAAGACGGATACACCGCTTACAACGCTGATTATTGTGTAGTAGTTCCTCCTATTCAACCTTCCAGAATCACGCCACATAGCGAAGCTTTTCAAGCTGTTATTTGGCATGCTATAGTTTCCAATCCTTCTTTACAGGTTAATAAAACAAAGTGGTGAAATGAATCGAGCAATTTTTTTTGATCGTGATGGTGTAATTAATAAACTCGTCGAAAGACCAGATGGTTCTAAAACAGCCCCTTGGTTTCTCGACGAGTTTCAATTTATTGATAATGTTAAAGTAGCGGTGAATATCGTCAGAAATATGGACTATAAAACTTTTGTTGTAACAAATCAACCTGACGTCAAAGGTCCATTGTCTTACAAAGATTTAGATAATATGCATAGAATGATTTCTAATTGGTTGAGAATAGATGATATATACTACGCTGACGATAGAAATTCCAATATGTATAAACCCAACAACGGTATGATTGAAGATATAATTAAAAAATACTTGATCGATCGTAGTAAATCCTATATAATAGGTGATCGTTGGAAAGATATAGTTGCTGGTAATAGAAGCAAACTAAAAACTATTTTCGTTGGTGAAGAATACACATACCCTTACGAATATAGAAATATACAACCTGATTATATTGTTTCTAATGTTTTAGAAGCTTGTACCTTGATTGAGGAGATTAATAAATGATTAAATTATACGCCGATGGCGCCGATATGGTGGGAATAATCGATGCGGCTGGAGATAAAACAATAACGGGGTTTACAACTAATCCAACTTTGATGCGTCAAGCTGGCGTTATGAATTATGAAGAATTTGCCAAAAACGTTATTAAATTTTTGGCAAGGAATAGGCCCGAAACAACTCTAAGTTTAGAAGTGTTCGCCGATGAACCTGACGAAATTCGTCGACAAGCTAGAATTATCAGTGATTGGGGTAACGAAAAGAATTATCAAGTATATGTAAAAATTCCTGTCATGTATACTTCGGGCGAAGATACTTATGATTTGATTCAAAGTTTAAGTTATGAAGGAATTAATCTTAACGTTACTGCGGTTTTTACCGAATATCAAGTAAGCAATATAATCGATAGATTTTGCCCAGAAGTTCCTAGTATAATTTCAATTTTCGCTGGTCGTATTGCGGACGCTGGTGAAGATCCGGAATCAATTGTTTCTCGTTGTGTTGGTTTGTATGATGATATTAGAAACGAAGGCGGTAAAGCAGAATTTCTATGGGCTTCTTCTAGAGAAGCTTATAACATTAAACACGCCGAATGGTCCGGTTGTGATATTATAACCATGACTCCTGATCTCATCAAAAAGGTTAAGGGTTTCGGTAAAGATTTAACACAATTTTCTAAAGAAACTTGCCAAATGTTCTATAATGATGCTATTAAATCGGGGTACACAATATGATTGGATTTGAAGAAAACGAAATTTCTATAAAGGCTAACGGCGGAACTGAGCTTGCTAAACGTAAGCTAGCTTCTCTAATTAATCCAAAAGATTTGGAAGAATTTCAAATTGTATGTTCAAGGGAACGCGAACTAAATTGGGAAAAAATTAGAGTTTTCTGGTGTCATGATCTACCAGAAGATCCTGAATCGGCGAAGTTCAGGGATCAATCTTTTAGGGATAACTATCATAAGTTTGTTTTTATTTCTAACTGGCAGATGCAAAGGTATCAGCTAATTCATGGATTGGCTCACGATCCTAAGTCAATCGTAATTGAATCCGGTATTGAACCAGCGCCACAATCAGCTTTGGTTAAACCAAAAGACAAGATTCGATTGGTGTACACTTCAACCCCGCAAAGAGGATTGGAAATTCTTTTGCCGGTGTTTGATTCATTGGCGAAGATGCATCCAGAAATTCATCTAGATGTATATTCAAGTTTTAAGATTTACGGTTGGGAAGATGCTGATAAGTCGTTTGAGCCTATGTATGATCAAATCAGAAATCATCCTCAAATGACTTATCATGGATACGTTCCTAATGAAGAATTGAAGGAAGCGTTGAACAAGGCTCATATTTTTGCTTATCCAAGTATTTGGTACGAAACCAGCTGTAGAGCTATGTTAGAAGCTATGTCAGCTGGATTGGTCTGTGTTCATTCTGATGTTGGTGCATTACCAGAAACTTCTGGCGGATTGAATCTTATGTATCATGCCGATCTTATGGACAAAAATCATCACGCGAATATTTTCATCAATCATCTGAATAATGCAATTAATTTTGTGAAAAGCAATCAGGAACAAAATATGATTATGTTCAATAAGGTTTTTGTTGATACTCGTTACAACATCAATCTAATCAAACATAAGTGGGATGTGATGATTGAGGATCAACTCGGTAAATATAAGACTGTTGAGTCTCGTGGCAAGCCACAACAAAAATTTATTTACAGGACAATTTAATGATTCTTTCTAAAACGCCTTTGCGTATTAGTTTCTTTTCCGGCGGCAGCGACATGCCTTCTTTCTTTGAAAAGGAAAGCGGCGCTGCTTTGTCTGTTACGATTGATAAGTACATCTACGTGATGCTTCATAAGACTCCTCATTTGGGAATTAAGATCATGTACGACACGATCGAAGAATTCCCCGACGTCGAACAGATGCAACACGCTATTACTAGAGAAAGTTTGAAACACTACGACGTGATTAAAGAGTATACGATCGCTTCGATCGCCGATATTTTAGCTAAAGGATCTGGACTTGGATCTTCTTCGGCCTTCACTATCGGTCTGGTTAATTGTCTGGCGCATAGAGACGAACAGAGCCGTTACTCGTTGTTGACGCGCGAGTATCTAGCTCAAAAGGCATATTATATCGAACGAGAACTATGTAAGTATCCAGTCGGTAAGCAAGATCAATACGCCTCGGCTTATGGCGGTATGAACCTATTTGAGTTTCATGGTGACGGTTCTGTTGATATTAAACCTTTAACTTACGATCGAAATCTTTGGAGTAATCTAGAAAGGAGATTGTTACTTGTTTATTCTGGTCGCGGACGTAATGCAAATTCTATTTTACAGAAACAAGCGGCTGCAATGAACGAAAAAGATAAGTTTGACTTAGTCAGAAGGTCTAGAGATAAAGCTTTTATTGGTGCAAAATTGCTGAGCGAAAATAAACTCGACGATTTCGGTAGTTTGCTCCATGAAGCGTGGATGGATAAAAAGGGTGTCGCCGCCGACATCACTAACGACTACTTCGACCAGATATATGATAGAGCTCTAAAGGCTGGCGCTCTAGGCGGAAAACTTCTCGGTGCAGGCGGTGGTGGTTTCTTCTTATTTTACGTCGATCCCAATAATCGCGATAAAGTGATACAATCAGTAACTAGAGACACCAACTGTAAAATTTACGATTTCGGTTTCACGGATTACGGTTCAAGAATAACAAGCAGCTGCTAAACCTAAATAATAGTGCTTGACGAAAAATAAATTATAAGGTATAATATATTATGAAACCCAAAGAGAAATTAAATGGATAGTAACAACGTCGTAATTTTTCCAAAACAAAATTTAAATGTTAAGATTCCTGAATTTTCTATGGAAGAAATAAATCGTAACGTCGAAATGATGAAACACTATCATATTCAAGAAACTCTATCCAATTTAGCCCCAATCATTTTCAATCAATTAGAAATTGCTGGATTTAATATTTCTGACGAAGAAGATGAAGATATTAAAGATGGCGCTTTTGTCGTAGAATCGTTAAGATCTATAATGTGTAAATATTACGGTATATATCATCCATTTCAAAAAATTGCCGATAGCGTGTTTGTTCCGGATAAAGAAGAAACTGGTGCTCTAAAAATAACTGACTCTCTTAATATAGAATTGAAAAATATCTCAAACAAAAGGTGAAATTTTGATTATCGTTGATCTGTCTCAGGTGATGTTGTCTAATCTTATGATGCAACTAGGCAACCATACAAACGCTCAAGTTGAAGAAAATATGATTAGACATATGGTCCTCAACTCGCTTCGTTCTTATAAGTCAAAGTTTGGTGATGAATATGGAGAAATGATTATTGCTTGCGACAATACAAACTATTGGCGTAAACAAGCTTTTCCTTATTATAAAGCCAACCGTAAAAAGAATCGTCTTGCTTCAGAGTTAGATTGGAAATCTATTTTCGAATGTATGAATAAGATTAGGGCAGAGCTCAAAGAATTTTTCCCGTATAGAGTTATTGATGTTGAATCTGCTGAGGCTGACGATATTATAGGAACTCTGGTTAGAGAATTTGACGATAAAATTCTTATACTTTCTGGGGATAAAGATTTCGTTCAACTTCATAATCGCAACAACATTAAACAATATGACCCCACTAGAAAAAAGTGGTTGTCTCATAACGATCCCCAAAAATTCCTTAAAGAACATATTTTAAAAGGTGACTCTGGCGATGGCGTACCTAACGTACTTTCTGCTGATAATTGCTTTGTTGTTGGGGACCGTCAGAAACCGTTGACTTCTAAAAAATTCGATCATTATATGAATTTAGACCCGTCTAAATACGATAGTATGGTAGCTAGAAACTATCAACGTAATAAAGAGCTTATTGATCTTAACTTTACTCCAGAAGAAATTAGAAGTAAGGTTATAGAGCAATATAATAATCAAAACAATAAAGATAAATCTAAGTTGATGAATTATTTCATCAGCAACAAACTTAAAAATTTAATGGAAAATATTGGAGATTTCTAAATGCAGGTTGGTGTAGCTGAGTTCCTAGAAAAGGTTGGGAAACTCAAGAAAACTGAAGAAAAAGTAGCCGCAATAAAAGCCAACGATAGTTTGGTTTTACGTGTGGTTCTTCAAGGATGTTACGATCCCTCTATTGTTTGGTTGTTACCAGAAGGTGCACCTCCATATAAGCCGAACGATCTTAACGACCAGGAAGGTGTTCTAATTAGAGAATGTACGAAACTTAGATATTTCATCAAAGGGTTTCACGATAATCTAAATCAAAACAAAAGAGAAACGATGTTCGTTCAACTACTTGAAAATTTAGCTCCCAAGGACGCTGAGCTTCTTTGTCATATTAAAGATAAGAAACCCCTTAAAGGAATTACCCTTCAACACGTAGTAGAGGCATTACCCGGACTTATTCGATGAGCAAACAGAACGTTAAAAAGTTCAAAAAGAACGATTTTTCTTACGAAGAAGAAGATAACTATGACAACCGTAGTTATTACCTAGAAAAAAAGAAACAAAAGCGAATAGAAAAAGCCCTTAAAACTAAGGATATTTCCGGGTTGCTCGAAGAAGATGAAGACGACTATCACGAAGATGATTGGAAATAGATATGCCAACTTATTTGTTTATTAACAATGAAACCGGCGAAGAGTATGAAAATTTCATGAGCATTTCAGCTCTTGAAATCTATTTGAAAGAAAATCCCCAAGTAACTCAACTCGTTAACGGAGCTCCGTTAATCCATTCCGGTAGAGGTCTAAAAAAACCAGACTCTGGATTTAGGGATGTCCTTAAAAAGGTGAAAAGAGAAGCCCAGAGAGGAATAAGTAGAAGCACCGTTAATACTTTTTAATCAGGATAAAAATGGAACATAGTAAGCGTCTAACAAGAAAAGAAAAAAGAATCCTTCGTCAGCAAAACGGAAAAGAAAATACAAATCAAGAAAAATTAAATTTTAATCTTAAACACGTAGAACCATTAACCGAAAATCAAAAACGTTCTTTTGAAGCCTATCAACAAGGCAAAAATTTAATGCTTCACGGGATTGCTGGAACGGGTAAGAGCTTCATATCTTTATATCTAAGTTTGAACCAGATATTATCCGAAAACAGCGTTTACAAAAAGCTTGTTATTGTTAGAAGCGTTGTTCCAACAAGAGATATGGGATTCCTACCCGGAAGTCCTAAAGAAAAGGCCAAAGTTTATGAATCTCCTTATTATGCGATATGTTCTGAATTATTTGGAAGAGGAGATGCCTATGATTACCTCAAAAACAAGAACCTTGTTGAGTTTATATCAACTTCTTTCATACGCGGTGTTACTCTTAATGATTGTATTATTGTCGTTGATGAAATAGCTAATCTAACTCTCCACGAGCTTGATTCTGTAATTACTCGTGTTGGTAAAAATTGTAAAATTATATTCTCTGGAGACTTTAGACAATCTGATTTCACTAAAGATCAAGAAAAGAATGGTCTCAACGATTTCATGCGTATTATTAAAAGAATGAAATCTTTTGAATTCATAGATTTTCAACGCGAGGATATTGTTAGATCAAAAATGGTAAAAGATTATATTATATCAAAAGAAGAATTAAGAATTGTCACGTAAAATATTCAAACATAATTTTGTACCATTCGTCGAATTAAAAACCGAAAATATTAACGGGCGGCGCCACTACGTGCTGCCCGATGGCGTCACTAAACTTAAATCAGTAACAACTATACTAGGCGAAAAATTAGACAAAACTGCATTGATTGAGTGGAAGAAAAGAGTCGGTGAAGCTGAAGCTCAAAGAATTTCAACTCAAGCCGCTCGAAGAGGCACAGCCATACATAAAATGGCTGAGAAATATGTTCTAAACGAAAACAACATATTTGAAAATCAAATGCCTGTTAATATAGAATCATTTGATCCTATTAAACAAATACTAGATAAACATGTTGATAATTTATTCGGCGTTGAGTTACCTCTTTATTCTAAATCTCTTAAGTGTGCCGGTCGAACAGACTTGGTTGGTGAATATGATGGCGTTTTGTCTATCATAGATTTCAAAACTTCAAGGAAACCTAAGAAATTAGAATGGATCGAAAACTATTTACTTCAATCCACAGTTTATTCCATGATGTTTGAATGGACGTATAAAATAGCAGTTCCACAAATCGTTATTATTATCACAGTTGATAATGAAAAAACGCCCCAAGTATTTAAACTGGAGCGTTCTCAATATGTTAAAAGAGTGTTGGAAGTGTTTACTTCATAAACATAAAAATTAATAACACGAAAATTAAAACTCCCCAAAAATATTTCGATGAGATCAAAGAATTCAAAGCTTCTGTTTCGGCTTTGGATAATTTCTTTGATCTCATTTTTTTGTATTTAATTTTCTTAGGACCAGAAGAAAAAATAGTTTTTCTCATAGTCATACCACCAGCGTGATATGTTTGTGTTAGTTTAGTTTTTCCGTTTGGAGATTGAGAAATCGTAGTTCTACCATTTTTATTACCAATAGATTGTGAATGGGTAAATCCTTTACCATAATTCGTTGTTGTGGTAAATCTAACTCCGCCAGGACCTTTTATTGTTCTTTTAACCCAGTTTGCCATAAAAAATACTCCGGAATGCGCTCCCGGAGTATTTATCTTCGTATTTTAAATGATGTATTAAAGTAACAATTTCATTACTGAACAAACACACCAGTAACTTTAACAACCTGACCGTTAGGCAGTACTACGTTAGCGACAACAGGTGCATTAGATTTACGTACAGCGCCTGCCTTAACAGGAGCGGCTGGTGTTACTGAAGCATTCTTAACAGCAGCACAAATAGCGTTAGCAATAGAATTTGCATCAGTGGTTACGTTAGATGATACATTAGGAATCATTCCAGCAAGTTCAACAGCGGTTGGAATGAATTGACAAGCCTGAAGAGTTGCCGCTTGAATCTGTGCAGCAGTGATAGTTGTTCCCGCAACATTACAACCAGCCAAAGCTAATCCTGATACTAATACTGTTCCAATTAAAATATTCTTGTTCATTTAGATTCTCCTATATATTGTTGATAAATTTTTTGTTCTGTTGGGTCTAATTCTTGACCATCTTTTAATTTTTGAATAATCACCATCATTTCAGCGTCCATCGGCGTTGTGTTTTTACCTAAAAACACCAAAATATCCAATATTTTTAAAACTGGTGCTGATAGAGGAACAAATGGCGAAATAAGTTTAGCTATATCGTCTATTAATGAACTACCAGCAAGAAATGGGTTGTTTCCCATTAATGCATCTTTTATGCCTTTCCAATCTATTCCTTCTGCTATTAGAATAGACTGAATAATTTTCTTAATATCTAATTTTTCAGAATTTGATTTTGGATAACTGTCGGCAAATCCAGCCAACATTTTAATTACTGCCTCGGCAACATTTGCTTGAGGAACAAAAGGTTTTGCAATTTCAAAAGCATCTTCCAAAGAAACAACACCTAATCCTAACCAATCTGAATTTTGAAATTTTTGACGTAATTCAAACCAATTAAGATTAGATGCAATTTGAATAGCGTTTTTTAAATTCGCTATTGTTTGATCGTCTATATTAATCATTTACTTGCTGGAGTTTCAGGCATAACAATAGCTAGAAGTCCGCCAACAGCAACACCAACAGCAATTATACTATCTCCCAAAGCACCGGGGAATAATGTATGTATTGATACTGCCACTAGTCCGCCGCCAGCCCATGTGCTAGGCTCTTTAACTCTATCTGCTACCCATACAAGTGCTTTAATAACTTTATCCATTATAACCTCCATATTTTTATTACCCAAAGGGCCATTCTTATTTATAAAATATGGATATTAAAAAAGGGCGGGGATGAACCCACCCTTAATTAGAAATTTAGAAGTCGTAGCGATCAGACATTAATGTCTTAAGCATGATCGCCTCCGGAGTAAAGTCCTCCAAATCAGCAGCCAACACCGACTTAACGATAGTTGGAGAGAAACCAGAAACAAGAGCAACGCCTCGTTCATCGAACTTAACAGGCACATTTTCATGTGCATTCAAGTTCCAGAAAACGATGTTAGGCATATTGTAAGCATGATAGATATACTTACGAGCAATCATTTCCATAGCAGAGTCATCGTGAGTAGTGCACTGATCAAACTGCATGTCCGAAAGAATCAGCAGCATTGCAGGCATTTCTGACTGAGGAACATTACCTTCAATTGCAGTGAGAAGGATTTTATCCAGCGCGAGATGCAGGTTAGTGTTCATGTCCCACTTCGAAGTTACCATCTGCTTAACCTTATCGAGGATGTTACCACGAAGATGAAGCAGCTCAGGCTTGCCAGAGAAAGTCAAGAACGTATCCTTAAACTTACCAGTGTTCTTTTCAGCAAGGTAAAGACCAAGAGAAACAGAAACGTCAAGGCAAGTTACCTTCGACTTGGAGTTATAGCCACCAGCAGGTGAAGTCATTGAACCAGAAACGTCAACGAGCGGAAGGATGTTTGCATCACCAACAAAGTTAGGAAGATCATCCCACTGAGCACGAATGTGATCGAGGTTCGACTGATTATATGACGCATTGTAACCGTAAGGAGAAACACCCTTCAGCACATCATACGGATAAACCGCACCAGCATTGACCTTGACAGTCTTTGCTACTTCAGGATCCTTCGAAACAAGAGCAGTAGTCCACTCCTTATACTTCTCAGTGTGACGTGAGAAAGCCTTCTTATATCTAGAAGAAGCAAGCGAAGGAACATGGTTGAAATTAATTTCATCCCAATTCTTAGCGCACATGTCCTGCTCAACAACCTTGGTCAAGCTAACCAGTGTCTTACGATACTGCTTAGGTGACATTCCAAGGAACGAACGAAGTTCAGCGGCTTCCTTACCCTTACGTGGCATCCACTTAGCAGCAAGACCATTCTTGGCTTCAAGAGCATCACGAACCATCGCAAATGCGATCTGACGCAAATCACCCTTGGTAACAAAGATATCGTCCCAACGTCCAAGCTCGGGAACACGCTTCAAAAGACGCTCCGCATATGCAGGATCATGATCACAAGCATATTCTAGAATATCCCGGAAAATCTTACGCTCACCAGCGCCTCCGCGAATATCACGCGCCCAAAGAACAACACGGCCAGCCAATTCCTTATCTTGAACATAAGCTGCCGTAAAGTCAGGAATTACGTTCTTACCGCGAGATGCACCAATCTTATAGAAAAGATCAGTAACTGAATTGGCAGTAGACTTACGAGCCTTCATACCATTAGTAGTACGAGCAGTCTGGTTCTTAACGGCATTAACAAATGTTGACATTTCACTTCTCCTTTGTTATCAACAGATTGAACTTTTTTCTATTTTGCATATAGATTTTATTATTGCTGAACTCAATCTTAATTAAACAGTATCACTTTTTGCTTTTTTTGATTACAAGTCAAATGCATTTTGGATTGCTGAAATGATACTTAAACTTATCAGGTTAGTCGCGGTATTGTGGTCCACCATCCTCCGAAGAGGTTCAGGTTATTACGAGTAACCCCGAAGGATTCTCGACCACCCAGTGTTCATCAAAGTTCCCCCATCTTTCGATGGCTAAATCTCAGAAGGAAAGTCAAGCTTTCCAGAAGATGCCTCTAATCACTGCCTTCGCTGTTATCGCGATTTCAAACATAGGTTGTGTGCTGTATCTAACCTTAATTCTTATCATTTATAATACCGCGACTTAAGTTAAAAGTCAAGTAGTATTTTTGGTGCTTCTGCGTGGAATCAAACCACGGTAGATCGATTATCAGTCGATTATTCTATCATTGAATTACAGAAGCATTAAATGGTGCCGGATGAGAGATTCGAACCGCCTAAAATCTCATTTATTATATTTAGACCCTAAAAACGAATATCTTATAAAGACAGATATTAATAAAATTATAAATGCATCAAACCAAAACAATATATATGTAATTGTTATTGGCAAAAAACACATTAATTTAGAGTCAATTAAAGAAATGGTAGGGGATAGAGGTAACGCTCCTCTTCTTCCTGCTTGTAAAACAGGCACTCTACTTTTAAGTTAATCCCCCAAAATTATTTTAGGTTGCTCTACCTCTGTGCTAATCCGGCGTATTGGCGCGACGGAAGGGAGTCGAACCCTCATTGCCCTGATTGAAAGTCAGGTTTCCTAGGCCGTTAGAAGACCGTCGCATAATGGCGGAAAGGGTGAGATTCGAACTCACGGAACCCTTTCAGGTTCGCTAGTTTTCAAGACTAGAGCCATCAACCACTCGGCCACCTTTCCATTATTCTTTATATAGTATATTCTAAGACTTGTTTAAAGTCAAGCATTATTTTGGCACCCCGTCAAGGACTCGAACCCTGCTCTTCGGTTTTGGAGACCGAAACATCGCCCCTAAATGCTTACGAGGTATTGTTTCTATTTATAATGGCGGAGAGTGAGAGATTCGAACTCTCGGTAGAGTTTCCCCTACGTCTCGTTAGCAGTGAGGTGCCTTAGACCGCTCGGCCAACTCTCCATTAATGGAGCTTCCCCACGGAATCAAACCGTATCCTCACGTTCTTCAGACGCACGTGCACATCAGTTACACCAGAGAAGCATTAAATTTGGATCGGGGAGCAGGGGTCGAACCTGCAGTCTTACGGAGTCAAAGGCCGAGATGTTACCATTACACCATCCCCGAACAATTCTTAATTTGGTGCCGAGTGGTGGGCGTCGAACCCACTTTAATCAGGATATGAATCTGATGCGATAGCCAATACCGCCCCATCGGCATTATTTGTATTTAGTGGTACCCGCTCTTGGATTCGAACCAAGTCTACCTGATCCACAATCAAGTGTGCTGACCAACAACACTAAGCGAGCATAATTGGTGCCCATGGTAGGACTCGAACCTACAAAACTCGGAGTTTGAAGCCGATACGTATACCAATTCCGTCACAAGGGCTTGGCGCTGTTTGAGAGGATCGAACTCCCGACATCCTGATTACTAAACAGGTGCTCTACCAACTGAGCTAAAACAGCATTATAATGGTGCGCCTGGCAAGACTTGAACTTGCACCCGAAGACCAGTTTCTAAGACTGGCGTGTCTACCTATTCCACCACAAGCGCAGATTTTCTTTTTCTCCATGTCATTGTAAATGAATGGCAATTTGGGCAAAGACCTTCTAAATTATTTCTATCGTTATTATTCGTATTGCCATCTTTATGTTCTAATTCAAGTTTTATGGGTTGACCTAACCACTCAAATATTCCACAGTTATTACATTTAAAGTTTTGTTCTTCAAAAACTCTTCTTCTTTTTTGACCAGAACTAAGATCTTCAAACATTTTTGACAAATACAAATTTTCTCTTTTCTTTTTTACTTTTTCTGATATACGGTTTCTAGTTTCTTCATTTATTGCGGAAAGGCGTTTTTCAATATGTTCTTGACTTTGTTTCTTTCCTTTATTGGATGGAGATCTTCCAATTAATTTTTCACTAACTTTTAAATTAATTTCTTTTCTTTTTGAGAAAGTAGAAAAAGCCGAAGCACATTTTTTACAACAAAATCTTCCAGAACCATATTCACCTGAATGAGTTTCTTTACAATATTCACATAACATTTTTGAACCTCCAAAGTAACTTTTATATAAAGTTATTTATAAAAGTTCGTTTTTCAGTGGAGCGTCGAGCGGGAATCGAACCCGCATCTCTTGGTTGGAAGCCAAGAATAATAACCACTATACTACCGACGCGAGCGGGGAACGAGAATCGAACTCGTACGATTACCTTGGCAAGGTAACAGGCTACCACTACATCACCCCCGCATACTGCTGCTCCGATTCGAACGGCGTTATTCTCTTGTCGAAATAGTGTTTCCCATCAACACCGACAGCAATTTAAATGGAGGTCAGTGAAGGACTCAAACCCTCAACCTTCGCGTTCGTAGCGCGATGCTCTATTCAGTTGAGCTAACTGACCTTTTTCTTTTATTTTTTATTTTTTTCGTAGCTTTCCAAAGCTGTACCCCACTTTTTTCAAGTTTATGAATTTCATTATGACAATTTCTACAGACAGGAACTAAATCTATACCTATATGTTCATTTCCAAGACGTTTATATGTTCTATGATGTAAATCTAATGGGACGTTAGACGCTTGGCAACAATAACAATTCCATTTTCCTTCGCCTTTTATTTGTTTATATAAATTTGAAGAGTAGAAATCTTTTCTCTTTTTTTGCCATTCTTTTGAATTGATATAATCATAATATTTCATATACAAGACTTTCTATGGAGGTGCCTCCCAGAATCGAACTGGGTTCTCAAGGTTTTGCAGACCTGTGCATTGCCATCCTACTCAGGCACCAATATATTCTATTCTTGGATCACTAGGAGTTGGTTGACCATACCATATGGTTGTATCCATTTCCATAATACGATAGATGCGATATTCTGGATAATTTTGTTCAAATAAATTGAAGACATCATTAACAATTTCGACATTACGAACAACACGAGTATGTTGTTTCATATCATAATTATATTGAACGATTACGTCAGTCATATCAAAATCCTTTAATTGGCTGGGGATCAAGGACTCGAACCTCGGACATCCAGATTCAGAGTCTGGCGTTCTACCAACTGAACTAATCCCCAATATAATGGCGATCCTAAAGGGACTCGAACCCTCCTTTACCCGTAGACAGCGGGTAGCCTTCCCTGACGGCAATAGGACCATTAATTTGGTTGCGGTCGCTGGTGACGCTCCAGTTCTCTAGCTTATGAGGCTAGCATGGCACTTTTCCACTACCCCGCAATAAAATTTATCTAGCAAACAACAAAATCCATTGTACTCGCATCATTTTTTGTTTCCTTTTAATATGGTGCTGAAGAAAGGACTCGAACCCTCAACCTTCGCATTACAAGTGCGCTGCTCTACCAATTAAAGCTACTTCAGCAATTTAATTATTTCATTCCAACATAGTTGGTTCTTATTCAAGATTAACACTTTAATCTTATTTTGATCACAAACTTTATTTATTTTTTCTTCATCAGAAAATCCTAAACTGGGATTATTGTTATTGATCAAATAATCGTTTTTTGGGTCCAAATATATATTATAATCAATCAAATACATATCTGGAGTATATGTTCTATGCTTACCATTTCTATCAACATAATTAAATTTTTTACAAGTATCCCATCTTATATTATTCTCGTCTAATGATTGTGCAACAATCAATTCATATGTTGAACCAAGAATTTTATCTTTATATCTTATTCTTCTAGATTGTGAAACGCCACCCAATCCTCTTTCTTTAGCAAGCTTACTCATCTTTATTTTTACAGATTCTGTTTGACCTCTTTTTCGATTTGTATCAGCTATTCTTTCTAAAGCTTCTTTGGATATTTTAGGTTTTTGTAAACCTAATTCTTTAGCCTTTTTATATTGATTAGAATGTTTTCTGATGCTAAAATCATAAATTCTAATTTTACGATCGGGATTTAATTTACACATTCTTTGATGATTTCTCAAAGAATTATTATTTTTACATTCTTTATTACAAAAAGTACAAAGTAGCATTTTTATCTTTAATATTACGTTGATTTATATTTATAATTATCGTATCAGTTCTCCAGCCCTTTGGGAGCGCGACTTCCCTATTCACCTTCACAGAATTTTCGCACGTCTGCTAGACACGATAATTATAATTCGCTGTGGTTTTAGAACATTAGGACCACCATCCTAGACTCGGAACTTTTCAGCCCGGAATTACCGACTAACCGTGGGTCGGCGCGTGTCTATTAAGCGACAAACCTTAATTATCATATGGTAGAGATTCTAGATTTCTCCTTTACCAAGCTACGAGCTTCCTAGCAACTGAGCGACCATATGAATTTAAATTCCCAAAGACTCGTTTATATATGAAATAGCCTCTTCAATACAAGTTATGGTTTTTTCATCTTCTATATGTTTATTCTTAAGCATTATTAAAACAAACAAAACTTTTTTAAGCTTCTCATAATCCATAATATATCCTTTATGTTTTTAGATTGGTGGAGACGGAGAGAATCGAACTCTCAAGTACGCCGTGCAAAAGCGTCAGTTTACCGTTAGCTTACGCCCCCATTATTGGCTCCTGTCGTAGGGATCGAACCTACCTAATCAGTGGTTAACAGCCACGTCCATGCACCAAGCTCGGATTGACAGGAATAAAACTTTATTTATACGTTAGCGAGAACCTTTTGCGTCTTGAAGCAAAACCAACAAGTAGAAGGTGTTACTCCGACTTTCTCGTTAACGAGATGGTCTCTAACAGCCTTCATAATTCCTTGATAAGGATCTGCGAAATCGTGTCCAGCCAACAAACCACCAACTTTAACTTTTGGAAACCAAGCCAAAAGGTCTTTACGAAAAGATTCATAATCGTGAGAAGCGTCAATAAAGACAAAATCCAAAGACTCATCTTCGTAAAGACTAGCCGATTCTGTGCTATCTCCCTTAATTGCTTCGTAATGACCAACAACAGGCCTCATATTATCCTTAAAAACACCCAACAAACGACCCGCCTTATTGTCCGGATCAAACATCTGACCAGGTTCGATAACAGATCCGGTAAAATTATCGATACAATCTAACTTAATATCTTTACCGCTATTGATAATTTCTACAGCCAAAAAAGCAGAGCTCTGACCTTTCCAAGTACCTATTTCAACGAAATGAGCCTTGTCGGGCGCAGTATCAACTGCATACTTAAACATATCCGGATAATTAAACCAACCTTCAACGTTCTGATAAAAATGTTCCATATATAACTCCTATTAATCCGTATCCATAACGATATCGCCCGATACCGCAATTCTATAATCATCTGAAGTGTAGAAAGGGTTAACTGAATGACCTAATCCTTTGGGGAACAGACAAATTATACCTTCATAAGGATGATCGACCGGAATAGGATGACTTCTAACTTGACCAAGAATATCTGTGTAATAAAAGACAAACATTGAAGCACACTTAAGAGTGGCCTTTGGAAAAACCGCTATTTCATCTTGAATATTATAAGGTATCTTCGTCCAGATAACGAAAGAATAAACACCACCATGAATATGATGAGGATGAAATTCGTGCTTCTTTTGGAAGTTAGCCCAAACGTCTTTAAACTTAAACCGTCTTGGATGCGAAGCAACGTTAACTACTTCGTTGATAAAATGCGGTTGCGATCTATGATTGTGTAAATCTATCAAGCTATTAATATAATCCAACAAAACTGGAGAAAGTTCTTTTGTAAAGTCATATTCTCTTGAAATGTTTGCAGTAAGTTTATAACCAGCTTCTACAGAACCTTCAAACTCTTTCTCAACAGCGCCGTCGGTTACTTCACGAACCTTAGACATTATATCTTCAGGAACTCTATGAAATACAACACCGTTATTAGGGAAAGTATAGAATAAGGCTTGATCGCCTTGTAAATTAGAAATTTGATCTGCCATAATTTGTTCACCTTTAAGTATATTGATCAATATTATTATTTATACGATTGGTAGACCATATCAGATTCGAACTGATGTATGACAGAGATTAAGAGTCTCCCGCTAAAACCAACTCAGCTAATGGTCCATAAACTGGTGCCGAGAGTAGGATTCGAACCTACCGTGTTATAAACGTCCGATTTACAGTCGGGTGCCCGGCCACTTAGGCGGTCTCGGCATTAATGGTCGGGGATGCAGGATTCGAACCTGCGACCTCTCGGTCCCAAACCGAGCGCACTATCAAGCTGTGCTAATCCCCGTAAATTTTCTTACGTAGTAATTGGAGGACCCACTCGGATTCGAACCGAGAACCTAGAGATTAAAAGTCACTTGCACCACCAATTGTGCTATGGGTCCAACACATTAAGCTCTGACGACTCTTTTTGTTCAGATCAAGGACATCTGTCCAGCTTAATAATTGTTTCTTCGTCAGCGTCACGAATACGCTTGTTTCGAGCAAGCCCTTCGGATTCAAGGTCACGACGTTCTAAAGAACTAATACTCGTGACGCTGACGAAGAAACAACCGAAGTTGTTTCAACGTAATTCCTAACAATGTCAAACAGCCTATAAACTTATATTATCTTAGGAGCGATTTAAAGTCAACCCCTAATTTTACTCATTAAAAAAGGCGGGGATTTCGCCCCGCCTTAAGAAGTTCTATTTCTAGAACCTTTTAGACGAGACCAGCCGCAATAGCCTTGTATCCTGCGGCGATAACTTGGCGTGACGGTGTACCGAAACGGTACTTGTTTTTTACCACGCCTTTAGAATTCGTATGCTTATTACAGTAAATCGGATACCCTTCCATACGAAGAGAGTATACAACATCATGTGGATTAGCGACGTTATAACGAGCAGAAATCTGCTTAGCAGTAAGCTCTTCGCCGTTAAGGACCAACGCTGTATATACCTTATCAATCTTTGAATTCATTCTTTTCTCCTGTTTCATTATTTAGTCATTATAACTCGAGATTTATTAAAAGTCAAATATTTTTTTGACTTTCATCAGCCCCTTCTTGATTTAGAGCCGACTGTTGTCAAATCAGTTTCCGGCGTCGCGTATTGCAATCCACCTTTATTAAAGAGGGGCATAACCCGACTCGCCTTATCAAGAATCTGTTTCTGAACTTCAGAAGATTCTTTATGCAAGTTGGTCATAACTCCACGTTTAACACAGGAAGACGCATCACCCGACAATCCCGAAGAAACGTAATCGCTTTGATCAACTTTCATATACTCATTATACCGCTCTTTAAATTTAAAGTCAAGGGCTTTTTTATCGGCTTTTTTGCCTTTTGTCATAGACAAAACCCAGGCTTCGTGTTTGGCGGTTGCCTCCGCAAGTTTCTTACTTTTAGAGGGCTTTCTTTTCTTTGTTCGCGTAGTAGTATAATACGCCGGTAAAAGATGCATCGTCACAACGACCTCCTTTCAAACCATACACGTATTATACCCTATGATTTTTTAGAAGTCAAGTCATTTTTGAGGTAGAAATCATTTTTAGAAGAAATTTGTTCGATAATTTTTTCTAAAGAGTTTCTAACGCTTTCTCTAGCAGGCACGTATCTTTCTTCTTTGATACGGTTCATTTGTCTGTAGTTAGAATACTTCTCTTCCTCCCACATATCGTCTCTTGCGTCTATCATTTCTTCAAGAGCGTCAATGAATTTATCTAAAGTTTTCTGATGCAGCCTCGACATCTTCGCTATCCTCCAAATCTTCGACGATTATATATTGAGCGTCTTTATCAAGTTCTGCATAAGCTTCTAACAAAGTTCTAACCTTATTAAGACGATTGATTACTTTATTAATAGTTTTTTGAGAAACCTCGTCATTGTATCCTTCTTGAAGATCCATCAATACCGCGTCTAAATTACTATCGACCGAATAATCTATATGAAATTTTGTTATTTGGCCGTCTTTAGAAGCTGTTTGTAACTTAAGAGGAGGAAATAGAATCTTTTTAATTTCTTCTATTATTTTATCAGATGGAGTTGGCGGATCTTTCTTTAAGAATTTAAACATAATATAATTTCCTTCTAATCAATTCTTTTTTCTACCCATATTATACTTAGCCTCTAAAATCCAATCTTTTTTCTCTTTATGATTGATAATTTTGATTTGACTCATTGGAGAAATTGGTTCTTTAATCTTTTGCGGTTCCACCACTTTCAACAATCCCCAATCTTCCAAAAGGCTGACGATCTTATTACGGCGTCCTTTATCTTCATCTGAAAAATTTGAAGGCTTACCGTCTATCGAAAACATTTCTTTGAAATGGACGATATAATATTTTCCTTGTTTGTGAAAAATATGACAAGATTGATATAACTTTTTATCTTTTCTAGAAGCGACACCAATACGAGTTAGAGTTTCTTTAATTTTAAGAAAATCTTCTTCTTCCGCTATTTTCACTTCAATCAACGAATCTAGAATATTCATATTTGCCTCTTTTCTTATTATTTTACATTATTATACCATAAATTATAAAGGTTAGGGTATTTTTCTATATTTAGGCTTTTTTGATCTTCTAAATTTGCACACTCAATATACTTGAGATTCAATATAATATCATCATCAAGTTTAATAAACGAACCATCATTAAACTCTATATTATTATCAACATAAGTTTCCAACGTTTTTGGTCTATTGATTCTAGAAAAATATGAAACCAATTCAAAAGTCTTTTCGCCAAATTCATTTATAATTAAGTCTTTATCTTCTAATTTTAAAAGTTGATTTCTGTATATTGTCGTACCAAAAACAGAATGTAATCCAGCCGCAAAACATACATGTTCAGGTAAATTACCATTTTCCAATAATTGATAGGTTCTAACCAGATGATCGTGTAATGAACCTATCATATGATTATAATTCAGCGCATTATGTTTAACAAGAAATCTACTTAATTTTTCAAAATTATCAGAACGTTTTCTTCTAAATTTAAACATTAATGTTTTTCTCAAACCATTATATTTTCTAGAAACGCCACGTGCGCAATGTTGTATGTTTGATTGAAAAATAACAACACGATTCTTTTTTGGTATTACAGAAAAAACTTCTTCGTTTGGTGTTATGAAAGATGTTTCTCCACCCCAATCAAATTCCCATTTACCCTCAACCAAATAAAATACAAAAGTAATTTCGTCAGATCGGGTACTATCTGTATGATAATAACCATCAACTCCAAAAGTATGTCCTCCTATATAACATCTAATTAAAACAGTATTATCTAAAATATCAATTTTATCAGTTATATAATTTTTAACGTGTAATAAAAATTCAGGAATATTGTTGGAAACATCTGATAAATTTTTACTATTAGTTTTTCCAAAATCTAAAAACCAATGGCCATGTGGGTCGTTTTGCTCATGAGAAAGCCAACCATATCTCATTGGCGAATTATTATAATCCTTGAGCAATTTGTTTAATATTTCTTCGGTAAAAAAATTATCTAAAACTTTCATCATTTATCTAAACCACCTTTTTCTAATTTTTTCTTTATTTCCTTCAATTGTTCTTTGGAAAGAATAAAAGATGCAGTCTTAGCTTTATTATAATTATATCCAAAATATTCTTGAATGGCTTCAATATTGCTATCTTTTTCTTTCTTGGCCCACTTACTATTAGTTCTTTTTGTTGGGCGTATAATATTTATGAAATAATCGAATTGAAGTTTTTTGTCTAAATGACCGTTAAGATTCATTTCTTGAGCGTGAAGTATAGTGTCTTTATGATACGACAAGGCTCTATTAGTTAGAAACGGAGAATATGATTTCTCCGTCACTTCGTCAACTATAAGATTTTTCTTTGAATAAAGAATAGAATTTACATAATCAAAAGGGTTCATTAGTTGAATTCCAAATTGATCATAATTTCCGTTAGACAAGCCATAAGATTAATTTCCTGATCCGCAACGAAAGCCGCTTGATATTGATATTTACCCAATATCAACACCAGTTGAGCTACATCGGTAGGAGGGAGAAATTCTGAGGCTGTATCATACAACTGACGAAATATACTGTTCTGATCATTATCAAGATTTTCCCCAACCCATTTACGTAGCCCAGAAAAATTCTTTTCCTTGAGCATAGAAACCAGTTCCTTGATAGAAACTTGTTGTAGGTTAGCCAAAATACCAGAATCAATTTTACCCGTCGCCGAATAACGCTGAAGCTCGTTAAGAACTCTACGCCAATCAGGAAAATGTTTTTGAATTACTTCTGCGACGACAGCTTTATCGAATTCTATGTTTTCAGAATTAAGAATGTTTGACACTCGCTTCATAAACTGCATCGCGAGTTTCGCCATTTCTTTTTTACCGATTTTAAAGTCGATAACCGAACAACGAGAATGAAGAGGCTCGATAATCCTATTTTTAAAGTTACAAGTAAGAATAAACCCGCAATTTCTAGAAAACTCTTCCATGAAGTTACGAAGAGCCGGTTGAGTCGAATTGGCGTTTAGATAATCCGCCTCATCAAGAATAACATACTTACGCCCTCCAGAAAGAGAAACAGATGAAGCGAAGTTTAGGATTTCGTTTCTAAGAGTGTCGATATTACCATTCATAGAACCGTTAATAACAATGTAATCACAACCAAGCTGTTCTAACATTGCTCTAGCTACCGTTGTTTTACCAACACCGGCAGAACCAGAAAGAATAAGGTTTGGAATATTTTGTTGATCTACAAACTGTTGAAAAACAGCTTTTAATTCAATCGGAAGGATAGTTTCTTCTATAGTTTTTGGGCGATACTTCTCGACCCACAGGAACTCTTCTCTCATAATATATCTCCATGATAAAAAAAGAGGAACTATATTATAGCCCCTCCCAAGTCAAAGGTAAACTTAGAAAGTTGAAGACTGCTCTACTGCAATCCAATAATCAGCTTCCTTGCCCTTAAAGCAAGAAATACCTTTAGAACAAATACTAACTTCATAATCTCCAGGGATGATCTTGATATTTTCAGACTTAAAAATAGCCTTAAAAGTTTTATTGGTTGTTCCGATTTCAACAGAATACACATCACCAGAAGGATTCTTGGTGTCGGCGGCTTGCAAGCTAATTAGCTTTCCGTCACCAACAACGACAATTTCCGGAAGTCCCAAAACGCCAGCAGCCTTTTCAACGTCCTTCAAATTATCATTGGTTAGAGTGAAAGTAACGTCGATAGAAGGAAGCTTGATTTCCTTTTCCGGAGTCTTAGTAATCGTGCTTTCGTCGGCATAAGTATAATGAGTGCTCTTGTTGGCGTCGAAAATATTAACGTACTTATCATTGAAATCTAGTTCGGGGTTGTTGAACAAACTCAATGCAGAAATAAAACGATCAAGATTATAGATCGCAAAACGCTTATCAAATTCAGTTGTTACCGTCGCCTTTGCCATAATAGTCTTAGACGTCGAAATAGTCTTCAATGTATTACCTTCCTGAATTACGATAGAAGGATTAATCTTTGCGAAGTTCTTAAGTACATTAATTGTATTAGTATCAATCTTCATAATTTATTCACCTTTCGTTAATTTAAATATTTTACTTCTTCTTCTGTTTACCGCCTAGCTGAGAAGGGTCAGCAGTAGCGGCAGCGCCAATTGACGCCAAATCAGCAAGAGAACCACCAAAAATATACGTTCCTACATGCTGCATTTTCATCCATGGGCAGAACCATGTCTTAAGTTCAATTTGTTGAGCCTTTTGACAAAACCAATAGTCTTCGGACAAGTATCTCTTTGAGACTGGATCGACTTCAGCTTGAAAATACATCATGATCTCGCGAGTACCGTCAAAGTGCTCAGTGCGAACATGATCTGGCTTATACATATACTGAGGATATGAGTCCGTAAACTTCTGCATTGCTGGCTTAGTAATCATCATAAATCCAGTTCCAATTTCTAGAACTTCACAAGGTTCTCCAATAGCAATTGACTGTTGACCGCCCTTTGGATTAAATACAAAATCGCCAACAAACTTTTCAAGCACGTTAGGATCAGCATCGGCAACACCCTTATCTACCGCACGTTTAATCTTTTCCCAAGAAATACACTTTTTAGGATAAGGTCCGCCAATGATATCATACTTTTCTGGATTTTGTGCTTGAAGAGCCATCAAGGCGATAACGTCTTGGGGATTAAATCCAATATCAGAATCAATAAACATCAAATGTTCTGCATCGGAACGCATAAACTCATCGCAACAGTAATTTCTTGCGCGCGTAATCAGTGATTCGTTAAACAAAAAATAATATTGAAGCGGTATTCCATACTGAGCACAAATCGCCGAAAGATCAGCACAAGACTTAGCAAACATACCAGCACATGCGCCACCATACATTGGAGTGGCGATAAAAAGCTTACGCTTTCTTAATTCTTCTACGTTAATGTTAATTTCCATACTTTATTCACCTTTATTTTTATAATGATCGTTAAACAAACACATTAGCGTGTAATGTAGGGTTTTCATCAAGTCATCTTTGTTATTACCATTTTTCTTACCATAACGCCAAAGATATTTTAATCCTGTGTTACGAAAAGTAGGAGTGGCGTCCCCGAGAGCAATCCATGCATCAAAACATTGAACATCGTTTTCTGTTTTGTAATGAGCATCGTATGTCTTATCTATATAGGCTTTGAAATCTTCAATAATCCGATCTTCAGCATATTTGTATGAGATTTTTTTATCTTTACTTGTCATTAATAATATCCACAATTCTTTCAAAGACAACCAATTGGTCTTTTTTATTATTATTTTCAAACTTTTCAACGTTAAACATAATATTGAAGTTTGTCATTATGTTATTCAATTTAGTTTCTCTACCCGCCAACCAAGTTTCATTTTGGTCGCTACCGCGTTCTTTATAACGTTCTGTTCTAATATCTTTCGTAGTTGATAGATAAATTACTGTTGTATCGAAATTATCAATACAATGTTCTAGGAAAGAAGAAGTAAATAACCTATCACCCTCAAATAATACTATACTATCTTTACTCAAAAAGTCAAGAAACTTTATTGCTTCCGGTTGTACTGCCATTGACATACGATCTGTCCCTGAAAATACTTCCCCTTCTTCGTATTTACCCAATACGTAAATGTTATCAAATTGAAGGTAAGGAACTAATTTATAACTTGTATACTTGGGTTCAAATTTATATTTTTCCAATATCATTTTCATCAACGTGGATTTACCGGAACCAGGTTCTCCGCCAATAGCAATAATTTTCATATAAATTTCTCCAAATTATTATTCAAATTTTGATTAAAATCATTCTTAAAACATTCCCAATCATTATCCATCATTATAACTTGACCAGTCTTTAAATAATGATTTTGTTTAATTGGGTGAAGACCTGGATCTGAAGGATTACATTCTAACCTTAAATTATTCGGTAAATATTTTTCTCTAGCTTCCCAAAATAAATTAAAATCTTCTTTACCTTCCCAAACCTTTTCGGCTCTTTTAATTCTATCATGAAACATATCCACATAGACATTAGGATATCTTCTATTTTTACGGTGCCAAGATTTATAACAACAAAGCGTTGATTCAAGAGTAAAATAAGAAACGTCTTTATAAAAAGGTTTGTTTTTAAATCTTATTTTAGATTCTTCAAGAAGTAATTCTCCTTCTTCGATCAACCAACTTAAATGTTCTTTTTTATATCCTTGAAAATTCGGATTTGTTTTATTGTGCCAATCTAGATCATCTCTACCTAACACAATCGCTAAACCGTTTCTATGAGATTTACTACCAGACATATCCGTCAAAAATAATTCATCACAATCTACATCAAGCCCAATTATACGCTGATATTCAAGGAAAGAAAAGGTCGAAAGCCTACCAAAAGCATAAAATTTATTTAACACAGTTTCCCAACAGTTTTTGAAACTACCCAATTCTTCCCAAAATTGTTTTTGTGTTTCATTACCAACTAAAGTTTGATAAGATTCTAGAGCTTTACCAAATTTAGTTTTACAATAGCGGCGGTCCATATCCCATTCTAATTTATTCCAATTATCCAATATATATTGTTGAATTTCATTCGGATTAATATTGAAATTTGGATATTTTTTAAAGATGGTCCAAGTTGTTACTATATTTTGACTTACGCCGTTAATAAACGTCAACCAATACATATCTTCTTCTGTTAAAGAAAATTTGTATTGTAAATAAGGAAACATAAAATATACCGCCCCTGGATGAGAGCGATATTTAAGATGAAATTCATAAAATCTTAAAAATACTTCGCGGCGATATTGTGGTTCGCGAAAATCCATACCTTGTTTGAGGTCAATTATTTCTTTTGTTTTTTCTATTTCGCTCCATCTACCTATAGGATGGACACTATTTTCATTAATCATCAAAGAAATCCTCTAAACTAGCTGCAGCTTCTTTCTTATACGGATCTTCCATATTATGAGCTTTCAGATAATCATACCACTCTTGATCTTCCCACATACCGGGGGAAACTCCGTTCCAAAGAGGTCTCCAAAGTTTATGCGATTTATTCAATCTACGCTCGTCGACAAATTGTTTACGTAGATTTTCATATTCGAAAGATTTAAGCTCAAGCATTTTTTCACGGAAATAACAAACGATTGAAATACGTTCTGCTTTTTCATGATTGAGTTTAATTTCAGTATTACCATGAATTACTTCATGATTATTCACCAACAATAGGTCTCCAGGACGAACATTAACCGCTATTCTTACTTGCGGAAACACTAGATATCCGCCTGTGTATTCTCCATCACCTAGAACCAACAGGTTCGATAAACCTTCGTTTAAATCTCCGGCGTCTCTATGACAAGCAGTCCTAAACGATTTGTTAACAGTAATAGTTGTAAAAACTGTTCCAGGAACTAGATATCTGGGGTCAAGCTTATCAGCTGCTTCTTTTTGGTTGTTCCAACGCCATGGCAACAAATCTTTGAATCCGCGATTCAAAGATTGTAGGAAAGGATAAGCTTTCTTAAATAGCTCTGGGTTTTTTTCAGTATAAGAAGTCGCGCGGCCGTAAGGAATTCTCGGGTAACGATCATACCAACCAGCGACGCCCGAAAAAACGGATTGAGCGTAATTAGTGTCCGAAATCCATTCATTAAAAGCTCTTTCAGCTTCAGCTTTGATCATTTCATGAGGCTTATTACTTAGACCATCAACCCATTTATCAAACCAACCAAAATAATCAGGATATTCTTTCATAACTTCGCTACGTAACCAAACGTGTCCGCGAACTTCTTCCTTATCGCCTTTACCTTCTTTATACTTTTTTCTAATAGATTCAACAGTTTTCTTTTCTCCAGTAAATTCCCCAAGATCAGCACCGTTGTCTAAAAACAAATTAAGAATTTCTAATTCATAAGCGTTCACCCAATCGCGGCCGCCTGGTCCTTGAGCTTCCAATATTTCTCCACGCGGGCCAGCAGCCAGTCCTCTGTTTTGACTTTGTGTCGCAGCTTCACGAAGCCCCTCGTAAGCCAACTTTTGTTCTTCTGTAGAGAAATAATTTTTACGAAATTTAAAAGCTATTCTACGTTCGTCATTACCTTTCATACAATCGCTACACTCTAGATCACAACTGGCTTTTCGGGATATATCACAAAGAGGTGGTAAATAACAATCTGTATCTTCATTGATTACAATATCATAATCAGATTCAGTCGGGAACTTACCCAACATATGTTCTGAATCAAAAATTTGTTTTGCTACTATACGTTTAACCATATTGTTCTCCTTCAATATCTACACATACTATATATGCATCAATTATAGCTTAATTGTGACGTATTATCAACTTCTTATTTTCTTTTCTAAGATTTTTTTAACGTTTGGAGGAGTCCAACCTTCGGGCTTCATTATTTTACCATCTTCACGACGAAGTACTTTACCATCAACAAGTTTAGCCATATTACTTCTATGAACTTCAGCAAAAATATCGTCGAGAGGAATGCCATAAGAAACGGCAGTACCACAAGCGATGTAAATAATATCAGCTAGTGCATCAGCGACTTCAACAAGATCATTGAATGATTCACCGTCCATATATTCTCGGACTTCTTCTCTAAGAAGCTTTACTCTAAGCTTGCGCTCATCGTCATCAGGAAACTCTGGCTTATCGCCAATACGCTGACCAAATGCCTGATGAAAATCACGAACGTCTGTAAACATAGTCATTTTGATTCTTCCTTTTTTATAGCCCAAGCAGACCCTAGTGTATCTCTAAAAAATTTACCATCTGCAGCTTGCTTGATAGCATCTTTACCATAAGCTTTACTAATTTTTGAATCAAGAGAAGATTCTCTCAATTTAAAATTTCCCTTTAAATACGCAATAACAGAACGAAATAAAAAAATTCTTTCTTCTTTTTTACGGTGTATTTCTTTTGGAGAATTTCTCTTCCAAGTTTTTATTTCTTCTTCTAATTCTTTTTCTAAAGACAAAATCATTTCGTCTTTATTCATTGCTTGTTACTCATAAGACAAATTGCATTACCTTGAGATGTAGGAACAAATGAACCACCAACAGAAATGCACTTATCCATAGATGCATAATATTTCTCATTCGTACTTTGAACGCCAAAGTAAATCATACTTACAATACCTAAAACCATTACTGTCGCACAGGTCCATCCAATAAACCAGTCCCATTCCCAACTACGCATTGATCCACTCCGGAGGTTGTCTGTTAGTCCATTTGTGTAAATTTTTCTTACCTTCGCGATAATAATTACGATAATTGATTATCGGGTCTTTAGAAATAATATACTCTTCTGCCATACAAGATGGCATCTCAGTCCACTCCCAAGCTTTCAAGTTATGCGGCGGAGATTGAAGCATATATGAGAGTTCACCGTAGCATTTGTGCGTTTTGTTATAACGATGATTATACTCTCGCATCAAAGCGTAAAAGTGATCTACGAGCCAATCGTAGTTACGTACAGAAGTGCGGCACCAAACGGCTGACGGATGATTGATATGCGTAGCAGCATACATAACATCGTCACGAGCGTCTGGAAGAATCCAACGACGAGCTTTACGACCAGTTGCTGATTTACCTTCGATTTCTTGACCATCAAGTACTCGATGTGCTGTCGAAAGCAGCTGTGCGCTCTCGAGAATCATTTTAACAACGTGTTTATCTACGAGCGCCTGAGCAGCGTCCATAGGATCTTCGTCAACGTAGAAGATATTAATAAGAACCTCCATTTTATAAATAGATGATAACGAATTACAAAGGTTATTATAATGTTTCCTGAACCCAAAGTCAAACGTTTTCTTGATCGATATCAAAAGTTAATAGAAACATATAAATCAGTTAATGTTACGATACATGAAAATCATCACATATTACCTAAATGTCTTGGTGGTAAAAATGATAAATCAAATTTAATTAAGCTTCCTCCTAAAGCTCATTTTCTTGCCCATTATTTTTTATGTAAAGCGTATCCAGATAATAGAAAGTTGAAACATGCATTTGCTATGATGATTGTTTCTAACCCATATCAATCAAGACCATTTACTGGAGCTATGTATGAACAAGCTAAGAAAGAAAGATCTAATGCATTAAAAGGCGTTCCAAGACCAGAATGGGTGAAAGAAAAACTTAGAAAACCTAAACCGAACAAAGAAAATTATAAAAATGCAAAATCAGAAAGTCATAAAATAGCAATAGGATTAGCTCTAAAAGGAATAGTACATAAAAATGACACTTGTATACATTGTGGTAAAATAGCTACTGTGTTTAATATTAGTCGATGGCATAACAATAATTGTAAAACAAATTTACTATTTTAAAAGATGTTCATAATACTCTCCAAGGGGATTCACTTGAATCGCAGAAACGTCACCACGTTTCCAGCTCTTCAAAGCTTGATCTCTATGATAACGATTAGCTCTGTTATAGAATATAACCCCATCTAGGTGATCTAGTTCGTGTTGAAATATTCTAGCACTCATACCCGTAAACTGTTTCGTCAAAGTGTCGCTGTTAGGCGTCTGAAAACGAACTCTTATATGTTGAGGACGCTTTATTTTAACTAATAATCCGGGATAAGTCAAGCACCCTTCTTCAAGGGAAACTTCTTGTTCGCCTAATTGAACTATTTTGGGGTTGAAGCAAACAAAGTTTTCTGGAGCTCCTCTCATCGCAAAAATACGGTAAGGAACTCCAACTTGATTAGCAGCCAGACCAATACCCCCAGAGTCATACATGAATTTAACAATTTCTTTGCTGAAATCGATAGGATCAAAAGGAGGGTGAGCGAAATCAAAAGGCTTACATTCAGTAGTAAGTATAGGGTCATTTGGTTTTACTAGATTCATTATTATTTTCCTTAATCAATTCCAATGTTTTATTACTCCAGCGATAATAAATAGGTTTGTTATAATATAACTTAATACAATTACAGTTCTAATTATAGCGATTTTATCGGATTCATCATCACTTTTGCCTGATTTTTCTCCGAGCGCCTTCGCCCATATGCGCCAAATGTTATTCATTGTTTTGTCCATGTAAATAAAACTTAACTTAAAGAAAGGATAAAATATGAAAAACGGATTAACTATAGGACAATTTCTAGCCGATAAAGTAGCTTTTAGCATGGGATCTTGGACGTTTTTAATTATACAAACAGCGATGTTGGCGGTGTGGATACTCTTTAACGTATTTTCTCCAAATAATTTTGATCCTTATCCATTCGTATTCCTAAATCTTGTGCTTAGTTTTCAAGCTGCTTATGCCGCTCCAGTTATCATGATGGCTTCTAATAGACAAGAAGAAATAGATAGAGATCGTAGTATAAAAATATACGATCTCGAAAAACAACAACATAAAAATTTATCTCATCTATTAGAGCATATTGATCAACATTTTCATTTATTGAACCAAAGAATTGATAAAATCGAATCAACTCGCCAATCTTGAAAAATTCTTGTGTTTTTCAAACTTGAGAACTCTATCAAATTTATCATATAATTGGTCGCCTTTATGACTTATTATAAACGTGTTTGTGTCAGAAGTCAAGCTTTTTATTATCTTAAGAAATTCTTCTGTGCCGTTTCCGTCCAACGAGCTATCGAAAACTTCGTCCATGATCAAAAGGTTAGTATTAATACTATTACGCAACTTAGCCACAGCGCGCCAAGTAAATAATATCGCCAAATTGATTCGCATCTTTTCGCCTTCAGAAAACGATTCATAAGAAAATTCGTCGCGGAACCTGGATTTGATGGTTTCATTAAATTCCTCATTAAGTTCAAATTGACACATAAATTCCATCGCCGAAAGATATTTATTAATCAGTTTGTTGATAACTGGTATGTACTGTTTGATGATACGAGCTTTAATTCCGCCATCTTTCAATAAGATAGAAGCAGCGTTTAATATGTTTCGATCCTCTTTAACGATGACGATTTTTAATTCTAACTCTTTCAATTCGTTTTCATAATCCGTAATATTATTGTCTGTGCCTTCAATCTGTTTGTTTTTAATTAAATTGATATCCTTTTTCAATTCGTTTATATAATTATTCATAGTTTTGATATCAGTTTCAAGTTTATATATTTCCATCTCTTTATTTCTAATATCATTTAATATTAACATAATTTCATTGAGACGATTATTAGAAGCTTCATATTCTACGGCTAGTTTATTCAAACCGTCTTGCGATTCTTCAATAATCTCCTTTTTTTCATTTATAGTTTTTTCTCGAAAATCTTCTTGTATTGATTGTTTACAAGTTGGACAATCTTTATGTTTATCAAAGAAATCAACATCGCGGTTCAACAAAGCAACTTTAGCTTCTATTTGATGTTTGAGTTGAGAAAGCTTTGTAATTTTCTTATTTACTTTATCTTGATCTATGATTTTTGAATTTAATTCTTTAACATTTTCAATAAACGTTTCTAACTTACTCAAATTATTTTGAATTTTGATTTCAGTTTCTTTGATTAAGATTTGCTTTTCGGAAATAATATTTTCGTTATTGTTTTGTATACTCAAAAGATGTTTCTTTGTTAATTCTATTTTAGAATCAATAATTTTCTTTTCGGACATTTTATCACGCAATAGTTCATTGTTATCTGATAACTTATCTTTCAACAAAGAATTCATGGTAGTGAAAATTTGAAGCTCTAACAAATCTTCGATAATTTCTCTACGATTAGAAGCGGATAATTGCATAAATGGTTGAAACGTTGCCGAACCAAGAACAACCACTTGACAAAACGATTTGTGATTTACTTTGAGTATTTGCTTTTCAAGTATTTCTTGATAATCTTTCATTTCCGCAGATTGATTCATCAGTGTCTCGTTTTGAAACACTTTAAACACCGAAGGCTTCATACCTCTAACAATTTTATACTCTTTATTTTGTATAGAAAATTCCACTTCAACTAACAATCCTTTTTGATTGATAGAATTTAATAGTTGTGGTTTGTTGATTTTACGAAACGGTTTACCAAACAAAACAAAAGAAAGAGCATCTAGTATAGTAGATTTACCAGCCCCATTTTCACCAACTATTAATGTAGTGTTATTTTCATTAAGAGAAATTTCCGTAAATATATTTCCGGTCGAAAGAAAATTCATCCATCTTAATTTTTTAAATGTAATCATTCTAAAGCTATAGCCTCATTGTATATTTCTACAATTTTATTTTCTAATTTAGTTTTATCTATAGATTTATCTTCAAAAGACTCAATATAGTTTTTGAATATATCTATTGTTGATTCAGCTTCATTAACTATATCTTTATCATCCTCGAGGTTTAAATTCAAATGGTCTTCAACTATCTGTAAATCAATGGGGTTAACGTTTTCTATATTTTCAATGAATTTATCGAACCAATAAAGATTGTTTTTTTCTTGAACGATAACCTTAACCATACAATTTCTATATTCGTTGTAATTTATTTTATTGTTAACGAATTTTTCATCAGAATCATTATACCAAATTTTCTTAAACATTTTGTAGGGGTTTTCTACAAATTGTATTTCTCTTGTTTCCGTATCATATACATGAAACCCTTTAGGATCATTATAATCAGACCAAGTAAATTCTGCATGAGAACCTAGATAAAATATAGTCCCGTCTGTTGATCTATGATGATAATGACCCGACATCACCAAATCAAATTTAGAAAAAATATTACGGTCGTCTCCATGAGATACAATAGAACCTTTATGCATCTCAAACCCTGAGATCTCCAAATGACCCATAACTATTTGAGCTTCTGTAGATTTAATTTTTTCCAATGTTTGTTTTCTGTTATCATCACAAATCCAAGGTACAAACAATATTTTTGTTCCATCAAACTCTACTTCTTCCGGGAACTTGTCGTATATCTTAAACGGATAAGACCCCGAAACTAACTCGTTTAAAGCGTTGACGGAATTAGTGTTTTTAAAATAAGTATCATGATTACCCGCGATGATGTGAACGTCGACGCCGCCGTGAGATAAAGGTTCTAGAAAATCTTCCCTGAGTCGACGAGCAGTATTAATGTTAATATATTTGCGACGATCGACAAGGTCTCCTAGATGAATAACCGTACTAATTTCATTCTTAAGTAGATAAGGGAAAAAGATATTATCAAGAAATATTTTAGAATTATCGAGAAAAGCGACATTATCGTTACGAACTCCCCAGTGTGTATCTGTAATAAGAGCGATCTTCATAGTTTATCTTTTTCTAGTATTAGGGTCCATTCTTTTATTTTTAGAATGATCTATTGGTTTACTTACGTTATGTTTATAGATTGCCTGCGCACAATAGTCTCTTATAGCTTCTAATCTGAGCTGATAATTCATCAATTCGTTTTCTCTAACATTTTTATCATTAAGTTTTTCAACTAAGTCTTGAATATTAATCGGTACTAAGTGTAGATTTTTCATTTTCTTGTTCTTCCTCTGAAAACAATTCAACTCCTTTAAGTTTACCCTTCTTTGAAGCAAAAGTCAACTTACTTTCAAAAGACCTTACCAATTCATTTGAATATTCATTAGACTTCAATTGCATGTTATC